ACGGAACGCCCGTTACCTTGGACACACCTTGGTAGCGGGCTTTGTTTCTTAGGAGTTTAGCTGCACTTTGTTTTGCAACCTCAGGTTGATAATCAATCTGGCACGAAGCCCACATGGACTCGTATTCAGCCCTGAGGGTTGGGGTTAGCTGGATCATGCTGTATCCTCGGAATTAGAAGCTTCATTAAACGCTTGAAGATCGTTCTTGCCTACCCGCCTGTACCCTAGGACGCGCGACACAGGAAACTCCTGTACCGAGACACGATTGCCTTGGTTCCCACCAAGGACTTGGACATACCTCTGTCCATCGTGTTCTACGATGCCCTTTACGAAGCCAACGTGGCCGTAGGGACCGTCCTTACTCCCCCTCGATAAAACTACAACGTCACCCGCAGTAGGCTTATCCGTAGCCTTACCATAGGCTAGGAAGGACCGTGCGTAAGACGATCCTGTACCGGCTTCACCTGTGTCCCCAAGGACAGCATTAACGAAGTCGGCACACCACGGCTGTACACTAGGATCAACTGTCTTTCCTGTAGCTTTCTTGATAAAGGAAGCTAGGACTGGGCCGTCAGTCTGCTCATGTAAACCAATGAACTTACTGGCAGCATCCATGATAGTCGTGTCAATTAGCGACAGTTTACCGCTAGGAGCAGCCTCAGACCTTTGTTCTACATTACCTGATCTCTGTCTAATTCTATCTGGAATAGGATACGTAGGATTGGGTGTTGGGCTGGGAAGCATATTGTATATAGCTTTGCCGAGCTGTTCCAAAACTGTTCCTTGTTTAGCAGCAGCTAAATCCAAACCTCCAGTTTGCATCAGGTCTAAAAGTTTCCTTGGGGCGTCCGCTTTGCCGTATTTTTCTTCTAAGACAGGCTGTACTTGTTTCAAAAAGCGGTTTATAGGAGCTAGTGTTTGAAACGCATACTTTTCAGGGTCTTCGTTAATAATCGGAGAACCTGTGTTTTTCTCGTATCCCGGACGCGGCTTAGCCGAGAACTGCATCGTGTCAGGGTGAAACTCTGTATCAAAACGATTGAATTTAACAAGATCATTTTGTAGTGTATCGATAGCAGGCTTGGCTACCGTCTGGAAGCTCTGTTCGACCCATTGAGAATACTGCTGGAACGCCTGTGGTTTAGTCTTCCCTAGCTCGATCATCTTCTGTGAAAACGCAGGAGAAGCTAGCATAGTGAACACTTGTTCCCGTTCCTTAGACGAGAACGATGGCAGCATACCGGGATCAGTGTACAGAGACTCTACGGCTCTTGCCGCTGTCTCAGGGTTTTCGTGGGTAGCCAACTTCTGCCAGTTACTAAACACCATACGGGTGGCTTGGCCGGACGCATTGCCTCTAGGACGGCCTATGCCCATAGACTTCAATACGTCAGTCGCAGTAGGCGGCGCAGCACCGTTGCCGTCACCAATGACGCCAGCTACCCCAGCGTCATGCACGGCTTTCATAGCAGGTGCTAGAACATCGGAAGTTGCGACAATAGTGCCTACAGCGGCATCACCCAAGGATTTCCTAAGAGCACCCAAGACCAAAGCTTGAGGCACCTTCTTCTGGATTTCTAGGACAGCTCTGTCTGTATTGGCTGTGATAAGGTTGCTAGTCGCTTTAGCTATACCGTCGTTGTTGTTATTACTCAACGAACTCGCGATAGTCTTCAACGGCTCGATCTGTTGGTCGATGATCTTATTCGTCTTCTCGATACCTATGTGCATAGCATGGCTGTCAACGAGCTTACCGTTGGAGTCGGTCCTGCGTTCGTTGGCTACGTTAAGCAACCTCGCCTTGACCTGATCTATGACCTGCCCAGCTTGCAACTGCAACTGCTGGATTTCAGCACCACTAGCAGATGCGCCCTGTGCAATAAGTTGATCTTTCTTCTTAATCAATGTGTTCTGAACACTGTCAAGAAAGGACTTAACCTCAAAGCCAGCTTGGTTGGTAAACAACCTTTCGGACTCGACAGACTTTTCTTCTCGCGTACTCTTGGAGTTCGCAAGCTTCAAAGCGTCTGACTTCAACAACTGGTCTTCTGCCATGTACTGACCAACCTTGGTGTCAACGACACTCTTGTTAGCCGCGTACCAGCTTACGTCTGCCTCAGGGTACAACCGCATGATCCATTCGCGGTCCTTGAGGAACTGTTGTTCGATCTTATTCTTAGCTGTGTTCTGGGCGTTTTCCATACTCAGAAGATCAGCAAGAACAGACTTCCTAGCGGCATTAGCCGGTGTGATCCCAAGGATCGAGGAAGTCATGCTGTCGATTTCATCACGATAACCGGGGTACTTCGTCCGCATACTCCGGACGATCTTCTCAGCCGAGAGATCAAAATGCGTCTCAGACATTTCACCAGCGTCTAAGGCAGCTTTATACTTAGCCAGCGTCTCGCCTCCCGAGGTAACACCAGACGGGAGCTTAGCAGGAGACGCAGCGATATCCTCTGGTGTACCTCCGCCTTCTGTTACAGCCGACCATTTAGCGCCACGGGCACCTGTGCCTGCGATACTGGCTGCGTCATCTGGATCAATACCAGCGCCATGGGCATCCCTGAGTTTATCGAACTCAGAGTACAGGTCTTCCTTGATATTGTGTTTAATAGCGGTGTCGATACCATTTGCAGCGGCGCTAACCGTGTCACCGATACCGGAGAACAACGTCTCCATGCTTTTATCAACCGGAATTTTCTCCGGTTCTTTGGAGTATCCAAGCCACGATTGAGCATTAGGAAATTCAGGAGTAGGATTAAATACGGCCATGTTACTTCTTCTGGTTAAGGAAGTTTTGTAGACGATCAGGCTGATGCTTTAGACCGAGCTTGTTGACTACGGACCAATCAATCTTAGACGAGAGTTCGCCGGATTGTTTAACAGCAGCGTTGAACGCTTGGACTTGTTTCTCGTAAGTCATGTCAGCGGCAAGCATACTGGTCTTTGCCCGTGTCATGTACTCTTTCATTCCATTGTAGTCTTGAACCGAACCAGCTTGGATCGCCATACGGAAGTTATGTATCGCATCTTTTTCAAGCGGAGCTTGACCAGACTCAAAGCCTTTAATAGCGTTGATCTTGAGGTATGTCTCAGCAACGACCTGTGGGGACAAGCCCATCAGCGCCATAACAGCATCCATGTTCTCAGCCGGGGCTACTTGTGTCCCCGTTTTAGTGATCCACTTGCCGTAAGCAAGGATGCCGTGTATTTTAGCACCTGTGTCTACGACAGCAGCGTTTCTAAACAAGTTCATCCAGTCCGAAGCCTTAACGGGGTAGTCTCCGTTGTCGGAGAAGATCGAAGCTGCGGCGTGTTGGAACGGATATGTAGTCTTAATCATGTCTCCTAGGATGGTTCCAGAGGCACCAAACAAGATTTCATGGAGAGACTTATCATCCCGGATCATGTTAGACACAGCGGTACTAGCGCCGGGGCCATAGCGGGACGCGACGTTGTACTCTTTGCCTGTGACCCAATTAAGCAACAAAGACAGCCCGCCCTCGGCGAAAGCCTCGAAGTACTTATTGTTCATATCGTAGCCACGCTTAATAGCTTCTTCCTTGATATCTTCGTAGGACGAAGGTACGCCGAAAGATGCCAGCGGGCTTGTGCCCATTGTCAGGATACCAGTAGCTACAGGGACACCGTACAGAGCCGAATGTGTCGCCAAAGCACGGATTTTCTCAACGGGGGTCAGCCGCTTACCAAGCATCTGTTCCATCATACGAGCATTGAACGCAAAGAACTGTGTCGGTACGGCTAAGACACCTGTTTGCCACCCTGCGGCACTCTTACGTGTCATATTAGCTGTCAACAAATCACTCCGATCCATGATCGAGGCGAGTTCCCGTTGGCCCACGGCTTTACCGGGGTTAGCAGCTTTGAACTCACGGAACGCGGTAGCGAAGCCAGCCAACCTGACATGGCGCTCACCTTCGTTAAAGAAGAACGCACCTTTGTCTAGGAAGTTGCCAGTAGCAGAACGGAACAGCCTCGGGTCCATAACGTCGTCACGCAAGACGGCTTCACCAGCGACTTGGAATATACCACTAGACTTCATGGACTCAACCATTTCCTTGAAGTCAGCAGGCTTCCAGCCGAAAGCAGCAGCCTTCTTGGCGAAGGCTTCGGTCATTTCAGGGTTGTGTGCGATGTATCTAGCAAATACGCCAGCCGCCATACCCGGCAGCGCATGAACAGGACCAGCGACACCGAGGATATGGGACATCGTTTGCATCTGTACGAATAGCTGTACAGGGCTGAACAATCCAAGTTTGGAGTGGAACGCCACGGCTCGCATAAACGACACAGGGTCTTTAACCGAAGCTAGGCCAAGACTGTCTGTGAACTTCCCAACAGCGTTGACAGCGTTAACACCTTTTTGTCCAGCAACATGATACACGCTAGACATAAGCTTGGCACCGATATGGTCCATACTCGCTGAGAGTTCAGACTTCGCCCCAAGGAACTGTACGACAGCCCGTTGGTTCGCCTTAGCTGCGGCCAAACGGGATTGATTGGCTACGCCTTCTTCCCACTGGGGATGGTACAGCCAATAGATCGGGTGGGCAGCCAACTGCTTCTGTGTCGGCTTAAGAATGTCTTTGAACTCGGAGAGGAACGACTCAGCCGCTCCAATCTTGTACTCGTTCATCCAGATGTTACGCATACCTTGAGCCATGGCTCGGTTAAGAGCCAAGTACGGATCAAGTTGCTCTGCGTTCTCTAGACGGTACAGTCCACCATTTTCCTTAACCGTTTGGATGATGTTGTCGCGCTCAGCAAGAAAGGACTTGTCCATGAAGTTAGACAGGTCATAGATGTTCTTAGTGCTGTCGGCGATGCCGCCTTCCTTGTAGAGCTTCTTCAACTCTAGATCAGTGTCAAGAGTATTTCTTCCAGCTTCCTTGATAGTGATACGGTGGTCAAGGGATAGTGGAGCATTGTTATCGAAGAATAAGTGATTGATCTGTTCCGCTGTGTGAGGCAGGTTAGCCTTACGGTACGCTTCTGCGGCATCAGTCTTACCAGCCTTTAATAGCTGGCGCATCGTGTCCAGACGCTCAGCCCACTTTACAGCCTCGGCTTGCGTCATTGCATTTAGGACGTTATTGTCACCGAAGTACGTCAGCTTGCCGCTACGACCCTCACGGATCACAGGCTGGCTGATGTACCAAGGATGATCGTATATAACGTGTCCACCGGGGCGATACTCGACTTGCTTCCAAGTCAGAGGAGCTTTTTCCCACGTATTCGCTACGATGAAGTTAATCTGATCTGAGATCGGGGCCTGAGCGCCTTGGGCGATACCCTTCAACGGGTGTGTCTTAGGATCGAACACTTGAACAACACGATAGCCTTCATCGGACACCATCTTGTCCAAGGCTTTCCGTTCATCCGGGGTCATGTCGTACTTGTACTTGAACTCACCCTTGCGGGCATTAGAATTGTAAATCCAGATACCGGCGTCTTGGTCGGTCTTAGGAAGTTCCCAAGGAATACCGTCAAGCTGCTTGCCCTCGAAGTGCGGCGTCTTAGCGGCTGCACCGTCGTTGTGGAACGTAAATCTAAACGTCTCGACACCCAAGCGGGCTTTATCGCGGTACGAAGATACATTCCTCAATAGCCAGTCAAAGTCAGATACACGTTTGAACGTATCGTAAGCTACGATCTGTTCAGAAGACGGCAAGTGTTTATGCTTCTCAAGGAAGGCTTGTTCAAGCTCAGCCGCAGTGTCGTACCAACGGCCACGCTCTCCGGGGTACTTCACCGAAGGCATGTCTCTATTGATCCGCAGAATATCCTCGACTTCCCTGAGTTCTTTCCCAGACAAGGCTTTATAGATATCTTTGTCGATAATGTCTTTCAGGACACGACGGACTTGCTGTGGCGCATGAGTAGCTACAATGCGTTGTTCATTTTGGAACTTGCTCAGGAGATCGTCGGCAGACCGTAGGCCGACACCGCCGGTCAAACGATCTAGGAGCATGTTGATGATACCGCCAGAAGTCCTGTTACCAATACCGTCTAGAGCTTTGGTAACGTCCTGTGTCGTCTCGTCAAGGTGCTTGAAGACACCGATCTTGTATCCAGTGCCTTGCTGACGGATAATATACTCATTGTCGCCTAGCTTGTAAACGTCTTTAGCCCATGTACCAGCTTCGGCTTCACTCTTGAAGACGTTGGCGTCATTTCTGCCTACCCAACCCACAAGGGTATCGACGTTAGCTGGATGAAGCTCAGACGGGATATACTCGAAGTCAAGGACGCCGTTATTAATCCTAGGTGTGTATTCCTTGGACAAAGCTCGCTCAGCTTCTTTCTTAGCAACAGCCAAAGCCTCAGGCGTAAGCCTGACAGGCCGGGCGGCGTCTCTAAAGCCAGCCAACATGATATCAGCCTGCTCAGCCATTTTGGCAGCAAGCCGCTGTCCTTGCTCTCGACCAAGGGTTTTGGACGAGTCAAAGAACTTCACGGGATTAGCGAAAGTCGGGATTTCGGCAGCGACGCCTTCGAGGCCCTGATTAGACACAGGGTTTAGGAGCCTCTTTACAGCCCCTAGGAAGCCCGCTGAACTCGTGTTCCCGGTAGCCGATAGTACAGCCTCGGGTTCCAGCTTAGGCCCACTGACGGCCTTTACAGCGTCAGCTAGGGCTACTTTAGCTTCCCTGACCGTCTGGGCCATGGCTTCGGCGTACTTCTGGGCTTCGGTACTGGCTTTGCCACCAGTGGCACCAAAGAGATCAGACTGGTGCTCGGCCTTAGCCAAGTCCATTTCAGTCTGCTTCATAGCCTCAGTGCTGCGGTTAAACCGCCCACCACTGCCACGGAACTGCCCTGTAGGAGAGACTTCGGCCTCAGGGCTGGTGTGGGGGATAGACACTCCGTTAGGATGCAAGCTGTCGCGGACACTTGCTTTAGTGAATTTACCAGTGTCAGGACGGCGAATACCACCGTTGGCGTTGACGAAATCAGCCGCCTCAGGAGGCCCGGCCATACCGGGTTCGTTCATAAACCGAAACGATCCTTGCTCCGGCTGTTCACCGAAGAGGTCGAGTTGTTTAGGAGTTACAGAAGCTTCTCGCTCGGCAACTTTGGCTTCACCAGCCGCGATATCCTCAACGACTTTCAGAGGATCACGGGGAGCAGGCACGGCTTTCTTACCGAACCCAAAGAGCTTGCCTAAAGTTTTACCAGCGAAAGCTCCTAGACTTGTGAAGTCAGCAATCGACATAAGATTGCCAAGATACTGTTCACTAGCAGGGAACGCAGCCATAGCACGAGCGAACGTAACTGCGTCTACCGGGTTTGTCTGCTTTAACGTGTCGATAGTCTGCTTGTACTTAGCTCTGCGTGTCTCCGGGTCCAAGGCCCACATATACTGGACGTTCTCGGCAACGGAGTTACCAAGGAGCCACGAATGGCCGGGACGTTCTTTCAGAGCTTGTTCTTGCCGCCACCACGGAAGGAACGGAATGATCTGTGCGGCTTCGTTAGCTAGCCACGTACCCCATCCAGTCTTGCTCCACTCCGACTCAAGGTTCTCGGACTCATGCTGGTAGTACCGCATTTCAGTAATCGCTTTAGAAGCGATACTGGCTTCCTCTAGAACAGGCTCAGAGGCGAAGTTATCTTGAGCAGCAAGGATTTGGTTAACATACCGATCAGCGAACTTCTTTTCAAGGACAGTCACTGGATCAGTTCTAATATCGGTAGCGGACAAACTCTGGACGATATTCAGGTCAGACCTAGAAAGGTTGCCGCCTTTCTGCTTAGCCATACGGGCTATAACGTCTTGCTTGTACCGTTCGTTCTCAAGGTCTTCGTCGTAAGCGACACGCTCACGCAAACCCTTCTCGTCGCCGGAAAGGATATTCGTCTTGATAACGTCTTTGCCCGGAGACTTCTGACCTAACCCGAAGTGTGTCTGGTCTACACGGCTGTCTACAGCCTGCTCTTGTGGGATTACACTAGAGCCTTCGTCTGTCAGTGTCAGCTCAGGCGGGACTTCATCTTCTAAAGAAGGCATTAAGCGAAGCCCATTTTGCCAAACGCATACGTGCCGATACGGTTAATAGAACCTTCGTTCTTAAGAAGGGCACCGCCAAGGCTGGCAAGACCAGACCCCATAGCAGCAGACGCACCAGCTTGTGAAGCCCCTCTATAAGCCCCAAGGATGCTCTGGTTGATCCCAAAGAGATTGTTGCCGATTTCTTGGTTCTGGTTTACGCCAAGGATACTAGTACCTTCTCGGCCTGAAATCTGGCCGTAAGCACCGCCGAGAGCGGAGCCGCCAGAAGCGCCTTGATTTGTTGCCGTAGCCAATGCCATAGACCTAGCCGCTAAAGCCTGTCTGATGATCTCCCGGCGGCGACGCATCGCCTCTAGGTTCATTTGTTTCTTACGCTCGGCTTCGGCTTCTTGTTGAAGACCAATGGCCTGCTGTTGATACTTAGCCTGTGTCTGCTGGCCTTTATAGGCCATGTAAGAACCAGCGGCGGTAAGGCCGAGTCCTGCCGCTGCAATAATTGAAGTTAGTGCGGCCATTAGATTTCCTTTGTGTACGCTTGTTCGATTTTAGTAAACCCTAAATGGGTATACAACTTGTCTTTATCGTCGAGAGAGATCAACTGGATTATCTGAGCTTTGACTTTGTGTTTAGCCCAGTACTCATAAGCTTGGACCATCTTCCGGGCTGAGCCGTAGTTTCGGTACTCAGGATCAATCCACCAAATAAGTTCACAACATAACTTTTGTCTGTTAAAGATATTCTCTGCGGCTATAGTAGCCAAGACACCAACGGCTTTGTCGCCATCCATGAGAGCTATAAGCATCTTCTCTAGTGGGTCACTATTAAGAAACTCTTGGATAATGACACCGACTTTCTCAGCGTCTACGCCGTATTTACTATAAGGCGACGCTTCAAAGAAGGCTAGAGCCATTTGCTTTATATCTTCGGCTTCGTCATTCGTCGCAACCTTAAGGGAGAGTGTTTCCGGTTTCAAAGACAGACCATCCTAAAAGATCAAAGGGAACACCAGACACAGAAGTCACAAGGAACTGCAGGACTTTGCCGTGCCCACGGACTTTAAGTCTTCGGATAAAGTTAGAGTAATCTGCGCTGCTATGTGACACAGTTTGAGCTGAACTCCAACGTCCTGTACTAGAAGCTATGGCGTAATCCCACAACCCCTGAAAAGAGTAGCTTGTATCCGCTGAGTTTCTAGAAAAAATACTAACCCAGTTCGGTTGGAATTTACGGATACCGTCTCCGTGGATTTTGTATCCAGAGATAAAGTAGCTTATGTAATCAGTGTCGTCTCCGTACTCTCGCCAGTCTAGATAGTCCAGGTTTCTCGCTCCGGCAAAAGTAAAGTCGTAAGTAGAACCGTTGGGGTATGATGTTAAATAAACAAACGAGGGTACGCTTGCTGTGTCTGAGGTAGAGTACGCAACCACCTGATTAGCACTATCGTCGATAACAAGATTACTGCTGTCGTCGGTAACATTGGAAACTGTCAGAGCACTCGCAGAGCTTTCCAACACAACAATGCCGTTTACTTTAACGTTGCTAGCAGAAATTGTCCACGGGTAGAACGCACTAGTCATAGTGCTAAAATTTAGGATTTGATTATACTCGTATCTGTCAGTCGCCCCTGACTCAGTAGTCGTCCTGTAAAGCCACTGGACTACTCCAGCGACCAAATTAAAGTAACCTTTAGCACTGAGTTTTGATGCAAGAGGAATTGCATCAAAAAAGGTTTTAATACGTGAGTCAGACAAAGAAGAAATCTGAACACCTGCTTGGCCGGGGGATAGTAAGTATATTCCTTCGGCGTTCCACCAACTAGGAAAACCTCCTACGTCCACAAAAGACGAGGCCGAGATAGCGTTAATACTTGAGATTTTACTAACAGTAAAGTCAACAGCAGAGAAGCCTAGACCTGTCGAACCAGTAATAGACCACACGCCGTTAGCACAGAAGACAACAAGAGCGCCAGATATGGCTACAAGCTTGTATACTGTACCAGCTTCGGGTATGCGTATAACACCACCATCCGAGGGAAGCAGGTCAGAATTATCTTCTGACGTAGGATCATTTTGTTGATAACAGAAAGCATACTGCTCGCTACGTTCGACAATCTGAGAAAAATAGATACTCGCATTAAAACCAGAATACTGTATACCACTGTAAAACATACGTCCAGCATAAAACGCCGAAGTCGATGGACGGAAGTAAGAAGTCGTAGTTGCAGTAACACCAGACATTCCAGCCGCTGTGTTACGATCTTGGTTCGCTAAGGCAAGAATAAAGTGTCCTTTTGGGGCTGGACTATTGCCTCTGACGACACGAGCGATAGCACCACTACCAGCATCGAAGTTATTCGTGGCATCCTTAAACGTCCACATAACATCAGAGTTACTCGGCATTGTTGTTTGTGCCGTGTCCCATGTAGTTAGGTTCGCCGAAGTCCAGCCTTGGTTGTATAAATTGTACTCGTGGCTATCCGACAAGCCAGCAAGAGTAGAAGTAGGGCGTTCGTCGACACGCAAAGAGTCTGCGGTAGCTCCTTCAAAATCACGTATCTTAATTGTGATAAGCGTCCCAGTAACCGTTTGTGTGCTTGGCGTGTAAGAGACATAGAACGGGTCACAATACGGATGGGTAACAAAGAGCAATCCATTGCCGTAGGAAAACTGACATTCTAGGAGTTCTGGTGTAGGAGCGCCAGAAGCAAGATAGGTGCTAAGTGTTATCGTTGACGCAATAGCTCCACTAGAGATACTAGAAGAGGCAGTTTCGTAGAAGTACAACGTACCTCCTACTTGAACGACACATAGCGTCGTGCTACCGTCACCAGCAACATTCTTCCATAAAAATGTAGTTACCGCTGAGTCATCACGGTCAATAGTCTTAACAACGTACTGTGACTCAAAATCTAAACCCAGCCGTCTTTGTACTGAGCCATCAAAGTTAAAGACACAGTTATACGTTTCCGTACAAGCGTTCTCCGGAAAGTTTAATCCAGAGGCTTCGGTAATTAAACCGTTCTTGAAATTATTTTCTACAGAACTACCGGCTGCGCGAGGCATTACTTGTTAACTTCCACGACTTTCTTCACAGCAAACGTTTTCTCGACGTACTGTTTAATCGCTACTTCGGCTTTTTCTGGGCTGGTGTAGTCTCCGGAAAGGACATCGGCGACCTGACCTTTATCCATAGAAATTTTCCAAAAACCATACGGGTCTGTGCATTGAATGTAATATTTATTGCCGTTGCTCAGCACGACTTCTCTTTTAGTACGTTGGTCACGGCTTGCATCAAAAGAAAAATTCTGCATTATTTTCGTCCGTAGTTAGGGGTGCGGTCGCGAAATGATCTATGATCCACTCTGTCTTTTGAACCTTGAAGAGCCACCCATTGACGACGAGCAGTTCCTTCGGCTTTAGTATGCTGTGTCTGTTTCAGTTCTGCCCAAGCTAAAGATTTAGCCTCATTAAGCAGAAGAGAAAATTGGCTGGCGTCAAGATCAGGAGTAAAAGAGTCCGACAGTGTAAACGGAATAACTAGCTTACCGTAGGCTAAGGTTTTAGAAGATTGTAGTGTAGTATCGACCGTAGCGTCATAGCTATCAAAAATTAAAGTGTTATCGTCGAAAGATGTAAAGCACGACGGAGCAATATCGTTACGGTACATGAACTGCACCACACTACTGTCAATCGTATGAGAGAAAGCTATGACATTTGTATCGTCTTCGTTTAATCCGTGCATCCTATTAAGGAAGTCAGGGAGAGACAAGTATTCCAACGCCTTAAAGAATTGGTTTGTATTTGTCGTCGTTTCACAGTTATACTTCAACCACAGCAAATCTGAGACAGTACTTGGCAAAGTCATAAGTGTCGGTTTAGACGAGTCTCCACTAGCGTCTAAGCTGAATAGAGAAAAATGCTCAGGAAGATTTGCTCGACTTATAATGTCTAGGTAGACTGTTTTAATAATATTCGCAACTTGCGCTGCTTCCACAGTATCAGTGATCGAGTTAACCTCGTCACTATCCATGCTAGACAAAACTGTCTGGGTTAAGTCTAAGAGAGTGTACTTCATCGACCTGTAATCTTTCCAACTAAAGTGCTAACGCCAGATTGGAGAAAGTAAAACCCTACGACCATGTTGAATGTAATAGCTGACAAACCTTTTAGCTCCATAACATCCCAATGGACAGATGGGAAGAGTTGTTCTGTCAGAGCATCGTAAACAACAGCCGAGAAGTATAGTAACGCAACGGCACCAAACCCTTTATGAACCCATGTGAGATGGGACATAACTGAGGCACGCGCTTGGATAATCGCAATCTCGGCTGAAATAATTCTTTCGTCTATAACACCATCGACTTTGTACTTCTCAAGGTCAATGTCTTGTTTCTTATTCAGATATGCAAACACACCGTCTATGACAGACCCAAGACCCAGTATTAGTTTAAGAAACCACATCTTCATCCTTAAACGGTTTAATCCAACCGAGGGAAACAAAGTACCTCAGAAGAATACCCACAGCGCCGATAATCATAAAGATGTTGCCAAACTTTTCAGGCAGGATACCTTGTAGGCTCATGACTTCTTGGTTATCAGCAAGACCTACAAGAAACAAACCAACGTTCCAAACTCCGGTTTCAAACCCAGAGACAAACTTATTCCAGAGCTTTTTCAAAGACGTGTTTCCTAAGGGGTTGTCGGAACTTCGGTCCAGTTAAACTCAACGCGGATCGGCTGACCAAATACATCATTTCGGAAGATCAAATGTCGATGCTCACCCAACACCAAACCGTCTAGCCGCAACTCTGTTACAGTGGCAGGATTGAGTTTGAAATTGCCGTACTGGCCAAACTCGTACTCATATTTAGACACGCCTGATTGCGCTTCTACGTAGCACACGGTTCCCGGACCACACACTTTAACACGAGTATGGGCTTGAGCGAGCGCGGCTACGCCGGTTTCGTCCATCTTAAGACCACGGCTTTCACTAAAGTTCGCATTATCAAAGATCGGTGGGCGGTTCTGGTCCTCTGTGGTGCCGCCCTGAGCGGCGGTGATGGTCGAGCCGACGATGCCATAGGAGACGAACGTTGCCTCGCTAACGCGGGCGATAATGTCCTTGAGTAATACGCCACTGCCGAACGGGTTGAATAATTCGACGTAGGAGGTTTTCCCTGTCACGGCAGCAGGAGCGTTACCGTTTACCGGGTAGATAATAGCAGGACGAGCAAACCGTTCAGTCATTTCATGACACCATGAGTTTGAGTATTATTCATATTTACCAAAAGTGGCTGTCGTCTCGGTTCCGGCAGAGTTGCCGGGTAGATAGGTCGCCCCACCTCCGCCGGTATCGATGATCGCAACACGGGAGACCGAGTACCGCGATCCAGTTGCAGCACCTGAGAACGTGTTGGCCGAAATATCCATCGAGCCGCAGTTACGGCAAAACGCAAAACCGGAAGAAAACGCTGGCGTTCCCGTCAACGTGATAGTCTTGCTCTTGCACAGCAACGATGCGCTTTGTTCGACCAGCCAATGAAATCCGGTACCGCCGGTGATTGAGTAGTTCGCGTCACACACCAACCGCGCGCCAGCCGTCGCCCATGTGTGGCCGTCGACGCAAACACCGAAGTCCATCTGCCCGTATACAAGAGAGACCGATGGACCGGACACATACAGACCGGAACCAGAAGTCGTTGTTTGAAGCTTGAAGCCGTGGATTTCCCACGCGCCGGAAATGTTTTCGCCCTTCACCGCGTTGGCGCTGGTCTTGCTGATGATGACGTTGGCCGGTGTTGCAGTGTCCCCTACCAAGAGGCCGCGTCCAGCACCGACGATAGTTTTCAGAATAACACCGCCTGTGTATGTTCCACTCCGAACCTGAATGGTTACGTCGAACGTCGCGGTATCCAAAGTAGCAACCGTGTCAACGGCTTTCTGGATGGTCAGGAACGCCCCGCCAGCCGTGTCTGCAAGCCCTGTATTGGAGTCAGAGCCATCGGTGCGAACGTAATAAGTCCGGGTAGCAGTTAACACTTCTCTGGTGCTAAGAAGCGTCCTAGCTTGCGCCACTGTTAAATCTTCCGGAACACCAGTTCCGGCTGTAGTGCGGCCTTTGAATGTAGCTGTCGCAACATCAGCTAGTTTAGCATTTGATACAACTGTGTTGTCTATAGTCCATGTTGCTCCGGTGCCGGAGACGGTTATATCACCTTTGTCACCGTCTGTCAGTGTGCCACCAGACGAACCGCCGACTACCCGCCAACGAGAAGCCGTGCTATCGTAGTGGATTAACGTAGACTGGTCAGCATTTAGAGTCAAATCTGCGCTTAGCGCAAATCTATTAGCAGCGGTAGATGAAGCATTTTCGTCTTTTAAGACGATATTAAAAGACCCAATATTATGAAGGACAAGGACACGGCCATCTGCCCCACCAGACAAACCTGTGATATCCCTAGAAGCGTCGGTACTCAGCCGTACTGTCGAAGCTGTAGAAAGGCCAGTCGGCGAGTAATTGTTTTGGTTACTCGTTATTTGAGTCGGTGTGATATCACCGGATAAACGTACATCCTGCTGGGCATCCAACAGAGTATTGAAACTTTGCGCTGCTGTCCAAGTATTCGCGTTGCCGAAGTTAATGGCAACATCGTCAGCGTTAACAGTGATACCTGTTCCTGCTCCTACCGCAAGACTTCTTGAAGCGGAGATATCCCCACCACCAGTTAGACCTGCACCGGCAGTAAGGACAACTGAACTGTGATCTGTGTTTCTAGTGCTAGCCGTATCGAGTGCTACATCATCTGCGTTTACAGTAATACCCGTTCCAGCACCGACAGCAAACGTTCGGTTCGCTGATAAATCTCCGCCACCAGTCAGACCACTGCCAGCGGTTAGACTAAGAGTTTTATCAGCTTTCTCACTAGCGAGTTCTGCAATAGCTCCTTGAACAGTAGTAGCAGCAATGCTACCTGTTGCGGAGGAAGTTATTTCCGCAGCCGTGATATTCTGTGCGTCGATAGCAGCAGCTTCGGCAGCAGCTCTAGCTACCTCGGCAGCAGTTTGTGCCGCCGCAGCCGACACCGCTGATCCAGCCGCAGCCGTGGCAGATGAAGCTGCCGATGCCACACTGCTGTTTAGCGTCGCTAGTTGCGGCGTTATCGTGTCAATTTGAGTTTGAAGAGTGCTTGCAGTAGCGTTAACGTCAGATACGGCATCATTAACTACAGCAGTTAAATCAACAATCTCGGCGTCAAGTTCAGCTTTTCTGACTGGTTCGGTAGCAGCAACAGCGGCAATAAGATTAATAATACGGTTGCTGTCCATATCAAGGTCAGCATCCATATTGTTCGGGCTTGTGCCGTCGCGAGATAGCGTGTTCTCTAGAGCAGCCTCAATTCGGTCGTTATTGAGGTTAACAGTGCTAGCTGTCGTAGTCGGATTACTTGTGTTGGCAAGATCAGATAGAACCAGTTTTGCCATTACGCTACTTTTCTAATCTGAATATCAACGTAGACTTCGGTATTTAACGACGCAGCAATACCAAATCCGTCTGCCGCTCTGGTCGTCGCACCTTGATGTTGTAATTCTACGTTTTTAGTTCCTGATAGAGTAAAACGACCGCGTACATGGGCGATACTATTCTGCGTATCTGCGCTATCGTTTCGACCTGTTAGTCCTACCAGCAAGGTGCTGCCGTCTGTCGTATTGTATAGTCTTAATTGGTGCCCGTTTACTCGGTAGGCGATAGCTAGAGCGTCGGCTTCGTAAGTACCAGCAGGCAGCGACAGTACACTAGACGCCACAGAGGCGCTAGAGATTTCGTTTGTCAAAGTCGTGTTAAGAGTTCGCTTAGCCCACGATCCACTAGTGAATGTACCGCCAGAAACACCAGACGACTCTTGGTGTTGCAGGTGGAAAAGCTGGCCTCCGTATGGATTGCCAGAGCCAGTCAACTGGTCGGCAGTGATTTTCTGCCAAGTCCCCGACCCGGAACCGTTGGACACATAAAGTTTGTTAGCCGCAGCCGCAGCGATACCTTTCGGTTCGTGTAGCTGTGTGCCTGTTAAATTCTTATGGCCGATTGTTGCCATGCTAATCCCTTACAGAGAATAGAGGGGGTTTCTACACCCCCTCTAATAACGTTACGTAGTAGAGAACGGAGTTGCTTCCGTACCGTTCGCACGAACGTCGCCGCAAACACTCCATTTATTAGCAGCCGTACACACGACAAGAATATCAGTACCAACGAGGCCACCAGTAGTGGTACCGTTCATACTGACGTTATCGTGGGTACTACCGTCGCCCGTAAACACCGTCGAAGCCACAGCAGCGTCCTGAGCGCTATTCACAGTTCCGTCGAAGAACTCAGTTCCCTGAGTCGCCGAAGACAGTTTATATGCGTTAGACGTAACCGATGTAAGAACGATGAAACGGTACATCAAACCAACCGAAGTGGCAGGCATCGTAATTACGACACCATCTGCTTTGTCAAGGTAGACAATAGCACCACTCTGGGCAGCCGTGAGTGTCCGCGTAGCACCCGTCGTATGACGGATCACCTGCGGAACATACGGGACTTGACCGCTAGAGTTTGCAATCACTGCTTTACTGGCAACGACACCAGATGAAGCCGTGACACCATCAAGGAAACCAAGTTCGGTACTAGACAACGACGTTGCCGACGCTTCCATTCCCGGACGAGTAGCCCCAACCTTAATATCTTTGACGATAAGGGTTAGACCACCTTGGTCAACTTCTGAGCTAGACATATTAATCTCCTTTCAAGAGAGGCGGGGGCACACGGCCCCCACCAGTTAGAGATTAATCGTCGGCCAAGAGGACAACCGACCAATGGATACGGATGCGAAGAACACCCGCAGTCCAATCAGCAGTTTCCGCGTTGGCGGTGATAAGGCTGGTAAACGGAAGCTGAGTACCGATAACGGCACCTGCCTCAGTCGTGCCGACAACGAACTCGGTAACAGTACCAAGGTCCGTACCACCATTGAAGGCGTCCGCAGCGGCCAACAAGCCATTGAAGTCAACTTCGGTAGTCCGGTCTACGGCTTTAACAAAACCGAGATCGAGGTTGGCGTTTACACCAGCCGTTTCTTTCGAGACGAATACTTCCACTTTTTCAATGAAAGCAAGAGCAGGAATAGTGACGTTCTCGGCAAGAATTTGTTTATTGCCAGAGGCCACAGTAGGCAACGACGCAAGTGTAACAAACACTTCCGTAATATGCTTACTCCCCGCAGATGACACTTCGCCTGCACGGGTTTCGGTGCCACGACCGTTCGGATAGATAATCAAAAGATTATCACCCGTCGGGTTAGCAGCAGCACCGCTATTAAGGGAAACAACAGCCATGATATCCTCCTATTAGAACACTTGGTCGGTGTCAGTGATGACGACAACCAGATTATCCGGGCGGAAGAGTTTCATGCCATACCGACAGGTAGTGACATATTCCTCGCGCTGGAAATCTTTGTTATAGGAAGCGTCCACCTTCGGAGCCTGCCGGATGGCACCAACGAAGGGGAGAACATCTGGAGTCGCCGAGAAGAACAGATTGGCGACGCCTGCACCAGCCGTGAGGCCGCTGATGGAGTCGGTCAACCCAGACTTCAAGAAGTGGCTGACGTAAACGTCGAAGCCATAGATGTTCTTAACGAAGCGCATACCAGTACGGTGACCCGTAGTGATAATGCCTTCCCAATGGGGGTTGTTGCTGACGTTAGTAAGGTTGGTAAGAGTATTCAATTTATACTCTACCGACGGGTCAACAATGGCGATCAAGTTCGTCGACGGATAGCCAGCCTTCTGCAACGAATACAGAGCTTTGGCAAAGTCTACGACATCAATCGTCTCACTCGCACCGGAACCAATCCAACGATGGCTTGCGCCATTGATGGTGTTGGCGTTACTAGCCGTCTGACCATCGGGACCGATAGCAAGCGTAAACGCTTCCATATCTTCCGCAATCGAACGGGCCATCTTCGGGACGAACTGCGACTCAAGCTGCGAAGCATAGAACAAGTCCTGCCGCGCCTTCTGAGTAATGTACACCGCCGAAGATTTGTACTCCGTGATAGTGAAGGTGAAGTTACCAGTATCCATCGCAGTGTAGCGAACAGGCATGTTCTCTGCGTAGTCCTGGACTTCGAGCTGACCAATCGACGGGATATTCAACGTATCGCCGTCAGGGAAGTCAAGCATACGAACGTACTGCGTGCCAAGAAGATCGAACTGCTGAATATCTTTCAGCTCGGTCGACCACAAATTGGCCCGAGTTAGGTAGTCAGTATTCGTGGATGAATGAGCCACGGTATCCTCCTAGTTACTTTTTGTAGAAGGCATCCTCACCAAGTTCTTGGAGGGCCTTCCACCGTTCTTGTTGGACAGGAACACTGAAATACCAACCCTCACCTTTCTCCTGACGCATCTTGTTATAGTACGCATAGTTCTTCTGGTTTGAAACAGAAGGCGCAGTAACAGAGCTACGCGGAGGCGGTGTGTAACCTGATTGTTCTGTAGTCTGGTTCAATCCCATGAGTTCATAGAACGCATCAGGATTGCGCGCAGCTACGTCAGTCAACCAAGTAGTGTCGACTTTCAGTGCAAGTGCTTTTTCTTGGACTCGACGTTTATAGTCTGGTCCAAGAGTTCCTTTGAGTTTGTCTTCCACAGCTACGAGATTTGCTTTCCGAGCACGGTCGGTTTCGCGCCTCTCAAGCAGGGCTTCAATATCCTCAGAGGTAACGGCGGACTTTGACCCGTCCTGCTCTACGAGGGGTGTCCCCGGTTCGCTAGGAGTCGTCTTTCTCGCGGCTTCTATTTTGTCTAGAAACTGCTCCATATTTATCCGCTCGGATAGCGCCCGTCGGGTTTCAGCGTTCTCACGCTTCAACTGTTCGATAAACGCATCCTTGTGAACCGCAGCCTTGGCAAGAGTTTCATTGTCTTTGTACTTCTTGCCTTCGCCTACGAGTTCGGGTAGGTAGTCTTTCGTGTGGTCAATTTCGATAACATCGGTAGGGTCGAGTTGCTGAAAAAGGTCATCAGCCATAACTTATCCTTTCAAGAAGCTCAAGAGGTCTTTGAGCTTGCGAATTTGTGAACGCTCACCGTTACGGTGAGCTTGGCGTACTGCCCAGTTAGGAGTATCGTAATCTCCGATATTGCTCTCCTGCCGGGTCAGTTCTTCTTCTCGTTCTGATAACATATCGTACAGACGGCTTAACGCCTGCGAGCTGTTTCTCAGGACTTCCTCAAAAGACGCCCTCTTGTCCTCGGGAATACCTTTGAGCCATTCTAACGATATCCGCTTCATGGCGTTTCTAAGTCAACGTCGTCAGGGTTCAAACCTGAGGAAGTCTGGGACTCCATCAAGACTTGCTCTTGAGCGACGTTAGTTAACTTAGCAGCCTCGGCCTGCTCGGACAGTCTGACGTAAGGCTGTACGATCCGGAAGTCTTGCCAATTCAGGAGTTCTTCCGTAAGCTGGGCGATAGCGATACTAGAGATATGCTGGCGAACCTCAGGGTCTTGGCCCGGACCAGACATATAGAAGTTATTAACATTCTGCACCATTTCAGCCCGTTCTGCAAAATGTCTTGCAGCCAACGGTTTGATACGACCCGCGCCAGTAATATCCTGCGGCGTCAGCGTTTGGAACGTCTGGATTTTAAACTCGTCGTCGAACACAGCGATTGACTGAACCGAGGACAAATTCCTGCGGGCGAGTTCAAGCATCGCATTCATAAGTCGTTCAACGAATTGTTCTTCAAACTGAACGACTTTACTCTGGAATATCCTCGCGGCTGCGTTTTCGAGCCTTTGGACTTCAAACGCCGTCTTTTCGCCCGGAGTTCGGAAACCCATAGCTTCCTTCGGCGAGCCTGCCATTTCCTCCATCGTCTGCGTGTAGTTCGCGATTTCGACGTTAGCTTGGAGGATTTGGAAAGGAGGGGAAAGGATTTCAACGTCACCTTCGTCTCCAACATAAATCTTTTCAAACGGTCCCCATGTAAAGTCTTCTACGTAGCCCCTGATCTTGAGGGGAGGGAACGTCAAGAGATCAAATACGTCTGCTTTTAAGTTCTCAATATGGTCTACACGGTATTGCAGACCAACGAGATTGTGAAGCGGACCCATAGCCCAGAGATTGTCTTGTCGGACACGCCAGCCTACGTGGAAGATAGGTGGGAAGCCGAAGTAACTCGGGTTAGGTTTTTTGCTGATGATCTTGTGTCGATCAACAACCATGATCTTATGATTATGTAAGAGTTCTTTTGTGTCCCAGTCGAATATGTCTCCATAGAATGTTAGGATTTCTACTACGTCACTTTCGAGGTACGCACGAAAGTTCGTAAACCCATCCATTTGGTAATACGAGTCTTCAACACGAACGTCTACACCGGGACTGTTGCGAACAGTCGTCCGGAGTTCTATGAGGTAGTCATAAAGGTCTTGCCACGCTTCCTTGTCTTCACTTGAACTCTGGCTCTCAAGAATTTGCTTGAGTTCGCCAATAGAGACTAGCGACCGGATGATCTTCGGGCTTTCGAGGAAAGTAGGAGCCGTAGGATTAAATACAATATCAGTAGGCGCAATCCGACGGATAGTAGGACCGACGTACCCGACCTGAGTAGGTGGGCTTTTGATATTCGAGCGTTCATCGACCCACTCCACGGTGCCGAAGCAATTACCGTCGTCGATATAATCTAGGACACACTTTGCCATTTCCTGCTTAAAGCGGTCTTGGCCGATGGTCCAACTCATGTAGTTTACGATGGCGTCGCGTTTAGCTTTGGAGTTGCTGTCTTGAGCGTCTGCATCCCACATAAGCCATTTCCTCTTGGGAAACAGCGAGGCCATGTAGTTCGCATAAAGGTTATCTCTGATCTGACATAGCTTAGGAATAGTCGTCGTATTCTTCCACGGCAACTTTGAGTTGCTCGTCTGGGTAGTATCGGTAGCGAACACGTACTTCCGGAGTTCTTGTCCAGCGAGTTCGTGCCCTACCTTGAATGTCTTCCACTGACACCAGCTATTAGCGATGTTAGTCCCGAGTTGGTCAGGAGAAGCAATCGTTTTAAAATGTATGACTTTACCGGCCAATTAACATACTCCCCCGAAACGGGAATGAAAGCTTGTCACAGAAGGAGCCGACACAGTGTTGTGGCTACCTGTAGGGGCTAGACAAATGCTGACGGCGGACGCTAAGGCATCCTTGATATCGTCATGCGGTGGATTATTCAAAACAAGTTCTTCTTCTAACGTTTGACAGTACCCACCTTGGTAATGCCACATCTGACGGTTGTTGTACTTCGATTGCAAGATCGCAGTTATACGTTCAGTCTTGTCGCCGTCATGACGAGTTGGTTTATGGTCTTTAATCGACAACGCTAGACCATGTTTACGGATATACGTTTGCTTTAGCTCGTTCACGATGACTTGCTGTGCAGCCGTGACTTCTGCGTTAATCGTCCTGAAATCCCATTTCTGATGTAGTGTCAAAATGCGAGAGAAGTAGTCAGAAGGTAGTTCAGCTTTGAAACGGTCGATATCAAGGACGTAGTAATTCATATGCGGGTCGACGCCTACGACAACAATCGCCGTGTAATCTGATTTCGCTCGGAGACTGTAAGCGAAGTCAACAGCGGCGAAGACGTTTAACCTAGCGCCTTTGTAAAACCACTTACCAGCCGATCTGGACAAGAACGCACGGTCGAAGTACTGGAAGTACTCACGCTTGATCCCACCACCTGAGGGGTCGTTGGGGTTATTGTAATACTGGGCATAGAACTGTACAGTATCAAGGTATCCTGCCCGTTTAACTTCGAGTTCAGAACGGTCAAAACCAAACCATTTACCGTCTGATCGGCGTTGCTTTGGCCACAGGAAGACACCTTGAGTTTCGACGACACGCTGGAAGACTTCATAGAGTTCGTACTCGTCAAGAAATTCTCCTGTAGCATCGTCGTAACGTTTGACCTTCCGGGTCAACAGTGTTTCGTACAAATCCTTAGGATGGTATCGGGTACCAACAGCCCATTGGACTGAACCAGTAGCGGCAACAGACGCTAGGAGCGAGTACTGTCCAGCTACCTTGCTCCGACCTTCCTCGGTATATGCATTTTCTTGGACGACAACATCGTCGAGTACTGTGATGTCAGCGTGTAGGCCGGTAACCGTAGTCGTAAGACCAGCAGTAAAGACCGTAGGGTCGCGAACATTCTCAGCCTTTCGAGTGGGATGGTCTACAGAGATTTCTGTCTCTGTCCACTTCTCTCTCTTGGCTTCTTCGATGTTAACCATCTCAGGCCAATAGAAGCGGTAGATATCAGAAGTCAGAATATCCTTGATAAACTTTAGCTGCTTAATAGCAAGGTTAGCCGTGGCAGATATGTAGAGTACACGGAGACTAGGATTTCGGGTGATCTCCCATGCAACTCGATAAGCGACCATAGCGGACTTCTGGTGATCGCGGGGGAGTAGAACGAGTTGATGGGACTTTGCATCTTCACTATACCACCAACGGATCAGCTCTGTATGAACAGCACCAAGAACCCTGTTGGGATGAACCAACCGGATAAAAGCTTCAAGGTCTGTTTCCGCTGCTTCCCGGATGATGTCCTTTTTACTACGAGCCAAATTTCACCGCAATATAGATAAGTCCTGCTAAGACAATGGCGGACAAAGAACCTACCGTCCACTTCCCGATGGCAGCGAACTTCTTCTCAAGCCATTCATCCGTGGCTTCTTTGATAGCTGCCTTGATATCCTCGTTAGCCATTAGATATCGAAGCCCAACTTGAGTTTCAGGCCGGAGGCAGTGTACGTAGGAGTACCAGCACCATTGACTACGGCGACGTACAAGTCACGGCCTCCAACGGTCTGTAGGACTTTCCAAAGGTTTCCAAGGTTCACGACCCGGACACCACCAAGGTCTTTGTAGTCCCCGGTTGCTACCGGGATCACAGCCTCGACGTTTCTGGCATTGGCGTCAGAGATATTAGGAGCTGAGTTCTCTGTGCCCAGAGAAGCTGACGTAGATAGGATATAGATATCCAAGGCCGCACCTTGGTCATCCTCGTCTACGAGGGTAATAGATTGAAGCTGGACGGCATCGCCACCTGACCGAGCTACACCAGCTATGATCTGGGTATCAGCGATGATATCACCAGAAGCTAGAATAGCTGTATCTGGGGTTAGGGTGACTGTAATCGTTTTATAGGCCATTAGTTCGTCCTAGCTATGATGCGTTCAAAGTCAGATGTGATCTGCTGCTCATTAGAAGCCTGTAGAGCGGCTTCCTTTTTGATGGCTTCCTTGGTAGGCCGCCCGCGTTTAGACTCACCAGTGGGCTTCCAAGAGCCGTCTAGGAGGTATTTATTAGCGTGGTACGATGAAGGGTGGTCTGGGTCGTTGGCTACAGCCCGGATTTCAAGGAGGGCACGGGCGCGGAGTCTAGTTTCAAGCTCACGCCGCCACCTATCGAGGTACGGTTTGAACCATGAACACTGACAAAGGGCTTCCCAATGCTCCCAACCATCTAGATGCTGTGTAGCGAATTTGTATTCAGTAGGGTCATCGGCTTCTGTGTAGAGCCGGTAAAGGGACACATACCCAAGATGGTCTTGATCCTTAAGGGTATAGACGACGGAGGACTTATCCTGCAACGTCGTTTCGTAGAACAACCCTTTGAGGTAGCGAGTACCCATGGTGTTCTTAAAGGGGTTCTTGGTATCACTAGGTATCATTAGGTACCTTAGGTTATCTTAGGACACTAAAAATATAAGAATACACAAATAAACTAAAGGGACTAAAGATACTAAGAATACTAAGAATATATCTTTAGGTATCTAAAGGTATCTACAGATACCTGTTGGTACCGGCGAAGCCTATACCCTTTGTTCTCAGGGTGTAGAGGTAATTATACCACTAATAGGACTAAATGTCTAGGAATATCTTCTGTACATGGGCATTTTTCTATAAAAATACCAGATACCCGGAATTTCTGTGAGATATTCTTGAGGTGTCTTCTACCCCTCTAAGCCACCCCCTGCCCCCTGCTACCCCCTTCGAGCTACTAGCCTTTTGTATTTGTCAAGATAAATCATCGTTAGGTATCAAATGGTAACTAAGGATGGGCGAGTGCCTTGGTTACGCAAGGTGCTCTGAGATAAATAATGATAGTAAGCTGGAGAAGCTAGTCGGAGGGTGTCTTAAACTACAGAGCACCTGTATCTTGCCTAACCCTCAGACACTACAGGGGAACTGTACCTAGCTGGCGTCACCCATAGCTGCGATACTCTACCCGTGAGGTAGTGTAACACAAAGTGATTGACCTATGGCTTGACCTAGGCGTTACCTTGGCGGATGGTAAGCATGGCAATCCTGCCTAATAGGAGAATGAAATGCGTGTCAATGGAATGGTGTTAATCAACTGCGGACCTGCAAAGCATTTATTCGGAGACTTAGCCGACGATGCTCAGGTCTTGTCCGATAACTACGTCTATAGCCGTGAGGCATGGGCGGCAGATTTCTACAACCCGAGGCACGTTCCCGCGATCATCTATGAAGTAGAAATATGCACTAACTACCTAGGTCAGCCAGAAATTCGGCTATTCGATCCAGCGTATGATCCTGATTGGCCCTTGTTTCAATGGCTAACCGACTACAAGGGCGCTGTAGTCTTTATTGACTACCGGGAGTAAGCCATGATACAGAGATACAGATACGCTGTAATCCTAGGCCGTGAGTTAATGGCTTGGGGAGACACGTTCGCAGACGGGGTTACTGAGGCAGTAAAGCTTGCTGACGCTGTGAAAGAAGCTAACCCCTTATCTTGGGGTAGTGACTGGATCGACTATGAAATTCAACCTGTACGGGTGAGACAATGATCCCTAATGAACCCTTTATACTTCGTGTTGGTCGCAAGACTGGCATGAAACGCTGGCAAGAGGACAAAGCCTTTCTGTCACTTCCGGCTGCAATGGCGGCTTATACTGGCTGGACAAGGCGACCTGACGTTACAAGCGTTACCCTGCTTGTTATCCTTGAGCAATCAACTAGGGAGGATATGACCTATGCTAAGCTCTACACTAGGTAATCTCTTAGCCATCTTGTTCGTGGCTTACGTGATTGCCTTTGTCATCATGGCTTGGATTGATACCCGTTAACCCGGTGTTTACATCTAAGATGCTATGATCCCCCGTCTAACCAACGGGGGATTTTCTTATGCTCAAAGGTCTATGCGAGGCAGTGTCACTATCATTGTTTATCCTATGTGTCCTAGTGTGGGCCATTGTCCTAACGCATTAGATACTAGTCAAAAGGCAAAACCCATAAGCATATAGATACAACCTGCCCTAAGTCAAGCAATCCTAGGTTGTACTTAGGTACTGAATATAGTCCTATACCTAGGACTGTAATCCTATTAAAATACCTTAATTTCGCCACAATTTCGCCTTAATTAAGCCGCAATTCACCTTCAATCTAATGACGCTAAAACAGGTATCAAAGCGTGAAAATCTAATGCGTTAGATACTCTGTTAGGGGAACTGAAATGGAACGTTTTTACAGGCTTTGGTTTCGTGATGGCTCAAGTGTTGATTGTGTCCTGCATAATCTTGTAGCAGTGGCTGCAACGAAGTCGGAACAAAAACCAAGCTCTTGCGTTGTTCGGGTTGAGGTCTTGACGGAGTACACACTTAATCCGTCATACTTTGGCCACAATCGCCCCGTACAAAGGGGCGGTACTACTTTGCCCAAATCAGGGCAAATCTAAAGCGTTAGATTGCAGCGGACGTACCGTCCAATGGTCAACGCATATGGAGAGAAAAATGGTCCCTATCAAGGCAAACGCTAAGCCCGGCCTGAAATCTTCGGCTGGAAAAGGCGTCCCCACTATCACTGCGGCGGCTTGCACCCCTGAGCGGGCAATGCGGGCCGTTATCAAGGCAGGCATGGGTGCCAGCACTGCGGCGCTGAGCCTCGTTTGTGCCTGTGCCGGGTTCTACATCGTCACCAACATGCTCCAAGAGCCGGGCACCGATGCTTACCTGTCCAAAGGCAAGGCCGGAGAGCAAATCCGTGAGCATCTGGAAAGCAATACCAACGTCGGCGGCAAGATGCTGCAAATCTACGAAAGCCGGGCTGCGGCGCTGTTCGACAAAATCACTGACAGCCGCAAGAAGTTCTCTGGGCTGATCGAGCGTATCGGCGCGGAAGCCAATGAAGACGCCATCGTTGGCATGATCCAGCAATGGCTGGAAAATGACTTCAAGGTCACGTCGCTGAACCAGTTGAATGCCAAGCTTGGTTTCGCGACAGCGCCGGAAGCCCCTCCGACCGACGCCGAACGGATCAAGGCCGCGCCAGATCGTGTTACCAAGGCTATCCAGTCGGTCGAAAAGCTTGTTTCGGACAAGAAGCTGTCTGAGCAGGTCGTGGCCCGTGCTGCGGCCAATGCGGTCAGCAATCCGCTGGCCTTGGCGAAGGAAGCCGTTACCCGGTTCGTTATGCTTCCTGACGCTGACGTTGACCTGCTGCTTGACTTCGCCAAGTTTATCGACAAGCAGGCTTCGGCTCTGACGGATCGGCTCGACAAGGCGGAAAAGAAAGCCGCCAAATCTACGCCGAAGGCTAAGGCGAAGTCGGCGGCTACCGCTACTGCCTAAGCCTACCGACCATACCTAGGATTAGGGCCGGGTAACACCGGCCCTTTTCTTTTGTGTTTCTTAGCCCGCATTTCGCGGGCTTTTATTTTGTCTTAGCCAGCTTGCTGGCGTGTATTGTTCATACACCAACACAAACAAACAAAACCGTGAACGAGTACTCCACTATCACGGTTAATGGGGTATGGACTAGGCTAGTGTCCTAGTTCGATAATGGGGATTAAAATGACAGAGCCAGTTAAATCTGGTCGCCTGTTATATCCTACTGTCTATCTTGCCCGCGAAGGGTTAATTATGGAAGCAAGGCAAGCCCTTGCTAATTCACTATCACGGTTGCCGGAGAGCGCCGAACTCAGTGTCCGGTACGATCCTGCGCCTGAGAAAGTCTTTACCAACGACAAAGGCCGTTTAGAAGCCGTTGCTAAGCGGAGTCCCAAGTATTTTCATTCTGGCTCTCAGTCTCGCACTAGGTCAGTATGGAAGAAACGGCCCGGTCAAGAACGCACGGTGTACGATCAGTGTATGGTTAACCGTAACTCCACCTGAAATCACTGAAATCTAATGCGTTAGATTTAGCCCCTGCTGTCTTAACGGACAGTGGGGGTTTTTTCGTGCCTACTGTGTACCCGGCGCAAGCCGCACCTAAACGGAGACTAGTTATGAAGTAAATCAGGCGGCGGCCTTACGCATTGGTACTTAGAGAGGTTTCGATTTAGAAAAAGTCGTCCTGAGCATGACGTTAAAAGGCTCGATAACTTTGGAGGTTACTATGAACTCGCTCTCTTTGTTTTTGTACCTGATCGACGTTCTTGCGTCTCTTCATACGTTTCTTTTGTTCGCAACGTTTGGCGGACCAATATTCCTCGGGGGTTCAGTTCTTGTGTGTGCTATAAACGTTGACCTGTCCTGCGACGACGACGCTAAAGAATGGTGGCACCAGAAAGGTGCTGCGGCCTCAAAACTATTCCTTCGTTATGCTTGGGTCATAGCATTAGTCGGTGGTTTGTTGGCAACACTTATACCATCGAAAAACACGATGTACGCCATCGCTGCTTCCGAGATTGGCGAAAAGATCGCGACAAACGAAGCCGTCCAAGGCATTGCTGGCGACGCAACAAAAGCGCTGCAACAGTGGATCAAGCGACAGATCGAGCCTGAAACGAAAAAGTAACCAAAAAGCAACTATCACGGCTCAATCATTAAGGAAGGATGGGATACGGGAAATGTCGAACATGGCAGACTGGCACGCAAACCAAGCCATACGTCACTACAACAACGGCGATTACCGCAGCTACAAACGGCACATAGGCATCGCCGATGGGCTGCGGCTATCGTCCGGCGAAGCAATGGCGGACAAAATGACACGCTTCAAAAGCGTGTTCAAACAGCAACGGAGGGACAAATGTTCAACGACGGTATCAATGAAGCCTTCATCGCGTTAGGCGGTGCTGTCTTCGTGACGTTCGGCGTCCTGTACTTCTTCGGGTAATTCTGCCCGAAATCACGAAAATCTAATGTTTTAGATGGAGGTAAATATGTTCGCGAAAGGTAGTTTGGTACGCTGTGTCAGAAACGAAGGATTTCGTTTTTTGGACCTAGAACTATACAGTGTCTACAAGGTTCTGGAAAGCTATAAACAATGTATCCTAGTACAAGGTAGGCGGGGAGACGTTTTATGCTCCGCTTCCAGATTTGTCGCTGAACCCATCGCCCACAAGGCTGCGAAAGTCAGAGTAGGCGGTAGCGTCAGGCTGTCTCACTGGACTAAGTTCCTGAAAGTCATTGGCGAAGACGGTGATAATTGGATCGTCGGCGACGAGACTGGCGGTAATTCGTTCGCCAAGTGCATGGCTTGGATTGCCCAAGAACAGCCCAAACTCGACCTGACCAAGCCTGTCCAGACACGGGACGGGCAGCCAGTACGTATCCTGTGTACCAATGGTCCCTTGGGTGCCTATCCAGTGGTAGGTGTGGTAGGCAATACTATTACTTCTTGGACAATTAACGGACAACATTGGGCACACGACTGGAGCGACCACTCTCTTAATTTGATTAACGTCCCTCTGGCACCGCTCAAACCCGTTGTTGTATCCCGGTGGATCGGCCTTCACGCTGGAAAGAACTTTCTGCTGGCTGCGGCTTCGGTTAAGACCGAAGAACAAGCCCAAGCTTGGGCAAAAAAGACACCGGGGGTTATTGCGTTGAAACAAGTCAATCTCACGGAAGGCTACGGCATTGGCTAAGCGCAGGTATTACTGGCTTAATCTTGTTAACATGATCGAAGTCATGGGTCCATTTGACACCTTCAAAGAAGCCCACCGTGACAGGGTGAAGTATTTGGGGGAAAGAGCGCCTGAATGGACAACCATAGTCAGGGAGGTAGAAGCTTCATGAAACACCTAGTCTTCGTCTACGGGACATTGAAGAAAGGCCACGGCAACAACGGCCTTCTTTGTAATAGTCGCTTCGTTGGCAACGGAGTCACACAAGATCGCTTCTGGATGCTCTCAGGAGGGTTTCCAGTCCTGTTACGAGGTAACGAAGCCCAAGCCTCAGGAGAAGTCTATGAGGTTGACACGAACACACTATCACGGTTGGACAGGTTGGAAAGTAACGGTGTTATGTACAATCGTGAGGCTACGACTGTTATGGTTCAAGGTGTCCCGACTGTGTGTTTGGCGTACATTGGCGTCGAAAACTTCTGGCGCGGACACGTAGCCCATCTTCACGCCGTCCCGGTTGCGGACGGACAATATAACTGGGGACAGTGATGGACACTCCAACTATGATTGAAATGCGTGATTGGCTTGCCGCGTTTGCGGCGGACAAGACGCAAGCTTTGTTCCACGTACCTAACATGGTGTACGCGTATCTCCGGCACCACGAGTTCCTCGATATGAATAACGAGTTGACGCCGCCAGCTTGGAGCATCGTGAGCGCATAATGTGTGGTCTTACTGGCGCTCTATCTGACTGGTTGACTGGCCCGGAAACAGAAGTGTTTAGACACCTTTTCTTTATGTCTACGCTCCGGGGTAGCGACGGTTGTGGTCTTGTCAATGTTCCTCAAAAGAAAGCCAAGGAGATTAAAGTCTTCCGAAGCACGGAACTAGCTTCGACGATAGCGTACTCTCAAGCTTACGCCGATATGGAGAAGCACGCTAAGAACCATACGTCGTTGTGGATGGGGCATTCTAGAGCAACGACGAGAGGAAGTAACGATCTCGGAGATTGCCACCCCCATACGTGCGGGCATATCGTCGGGATGCACAACGGTACACTTACCGAAGTCGATGGTAAAAAAGTCGATAAAGACCAAAGCGACAGTCAACTCTTATTTAAAAGTATTGCTGAAAAAGGCATCGACGAGGCTATCAAAGGCGTCAAAGGTAGTTACGCTCTTGTGTGGCTAGACAGAACTAAGAGCCAAATTAACTTCCTTCGCAACGAACAGCGAGACTTATACTTCGCGTATATCGAAGGAAAGCAAACAACTCTGTGGTGGTGTTCCGAAAAGGAAATGCTCCAGTATTCGTTTGAGCGTGTCCTTGACGAAAAACTCGCTTTGGCTCAGTTGAAGCCTAATACGTTGATAACATACAGTATTTACCCTCCCGGCGGCAAGCTCAGAGCCGCGTCTTACAGGCAACTAGAAAAACCAACAAGTGTTCCTGTAGTCCCCATTCCAGCACAACAGCTTAACGAAGCAGTACAGCGGGCACTTAATGTCCCCTTGCCGGACGTTGAGCTACCGGAAGACAAAGAGCACGTTCACATGATGACTTTCGCCGGTCAGACTGTGACGTTATCTGAGCTACAAGATGTCCTGTACCATGGTTGTGTTATTTGTGATAAACCACAGAGCATGACCGATTACGGTAGACTTATTTGGACTAATCGGACAGAATTTGTCTGCGAATTTTGTTACAAAAATGACGGGTTTGCGCAGCAATACGCAAACGCGAGTATCAACGCTGGAAATATAAAGAGAGGACAATGACTATCACGGTCACGGTTGGTGCAGACCCGGAGTTCTTTGTCAAGCGAAATGGACACTGGATTTCTGGACATGGTTTTAAGTGCGGTACCAAGGTAAATCCCATGGAGACAAAACATGGCTTTATTCAAGTCGATGGTGTCGCCTTGGAGTGCAACGTCCGCCCTGCGAAAAACAAACTCGAATTCGTTACTAACGTCAAAGGGGTTATCGACGACCTTAGGGAGTTTGTCCATAAAGAGGATAAACAGTGTGAAATCATCCCGAAGAACGCTGTCTTCTTCGGCAAGCAAAAGCTTGAAGCATTGCCGTTTGAGGCCCGCGCCCTTGGGTGTGAGCCTGATTACAATGCCTACGAGCGTAAGTTAAACGATATCCCGAGCGGCACCGTGGCGTCTCATGTTCGTACTGGTGCCGGGCATATTCATATTGGGTGGACGGAGAACGCGAATATCCGTAATCCCGTGCATATGGGCCATTGCTTTGGTATCGTCAAAGAACTTGACTACTACCTTGGTCTGCCTTCGTTGTTATGGGAGCCTGATCCACTTCGGCGTCGGTTATACGGCAAAGCCGGTGCGTTTAGGCCAAAGTCTTACGGCCTTGAGTACCGTGTCCTTGGCAATCCATGGTGTGCCAGTCCAAAGCACACTGGTTTTGTCTTCGACAAAGCCGTGAAGGCGACGAAAGAATACTTCCAAGGACATAGCTTGTTCCTTGAATTTGGCAATACCGCCAAGGACGCGATTAACTCAAACGACCGTTTTAACTGGCGGAATGAACGGCCTAAGCTAGCTGATCTGCTTCTTGAGGGACTTACCTAATGCCCGGCTGGACGGTTACTCCTGCGGAAGAAGCATTACTAGCCCACGTTAACGAAACTGGCCGTGTCGGTAATGACGAAGAACGGCAGATGTTTGAACTCGCGTCCTCGAAGATACGGGTGGCTAAGATCAAGGTTCTTGATGTTCCCGACGTACAACATAAACGGCGGTGGATGCAGCCTAAGTTCAAAATGCCTTACGAAACTGGGGCTGATATACGGCTCCGGTTGCAAGGAACGTTGATCTGGATTGGTCCGGAATTGTACTACGTCCGGGATATCCGCCAAGTCGAGGCAGAACAGTGGTTGATTATCGAGGACGATCAAGGCAGGAGTTTTCGGGTTGAGTATTTTTCGACGCCGGGTATCGACCTGCGCACACCTGAGCCGCAGTATGTCACTCTCGATGATTTCCCGGTGTACTTCACTCGTAAACCAACGAGACAGCAGCAGCAAGGGGTGTCTCACAGCAATTGTGCTATCAAACGTGTCGGAGAAGAGCAGTATCGGACGTTCAACGGTAATCGTGGTTTAATGCGGGCTATGAAGAAAATCGACGCTTGCCCGTGGAATATCCAGTACGCCGACTTAATGACGAAACTCCGTGTGTTTCGGGCGCTTCGGTTGTCTTCGGACACTGCGGTGTACCGGGACGACGATGATATCCTTAAGGTCGAGTACCGTGGGCGTTTCCTCGGCACCCTTGAAGGTAACGTCGTCATTGTCGACAACGAAGATTACGATAAGCCGTGGATCAAGAATGATCTGCAAATCGTGGGCTGTGAAATGAAGACGGTGTGATGCTTCATCCTATTCTGTCTCTTACTGCCAGAGATTTCTGGCAACCTCCGAAACAAACCGGCGATGTTGGTGTCGAAATCGAACTCGAAGGCACCAATTTGCCTATTGAAATTCAAGGATGGGTAACTAAAGCCGAGAACTCTCTACGTGGTCTTAATGGACGCGCCGTGCATCCTAATGACAACGCTCCTGACACTCCACGGGAATACGTCACCCGTGGTGCTGTATCATTACAGACACTCAGGACACGGCTGAATACGTTATCAGCGGCTCTGCGGGAAAAGAACGTAGAAGTCCGGCTTGTATCAAGAGCTAGTACGCACATTCACGTTAACATGCAACAGCAATCACTGAGGTCTATTCTTGGGTATTTTATTGTGTACTCAATGATTGAGCCAGTGCTTGTCCGGTTGTGCGGTCCTGAGCGGAATGGCAATCTCTTTTGCCTTCCGAACTTTGAAACCGGAGATATGCCGAGTACGGTTGCCGGATGGGCGCAACATTTAACCTTAAAAAGCCCACACTGGGGTTCAAGAGGCAAGTACGCCGCGTTGAACAGTGACCCGCTGCAAACGTTTGGGTCAGTCGAAATTCGGTGTTTCCCGGTAAGTACTGATCCGGATACTATCATGCGTTGGGCGTCTTGGGTCACGAATATCCGCAACAAAGCCGAACAGTGCCAAGATGAGACGTATAAATCGTTGATCGATTACGTTTGGAAATATCCTGCGTCTCTCGCTTGGGATATTTTTACAGATCATCCCGGAGGTATTGCTGCGGCTGTTCGTCCGAATGACGTAGAAGAATTGATCCGAAAAGGTGTTGAAGGTGCTTACGAGATTTATAGAGCAGCGAAACCTGTCTTCGACTGGCATGAAAAGAAAGCCAAGCCCAGAAGTAAAAAACCGTACATCGACACTATCGACGAAGCAGCAGAGTGGGAGGTACGCGATGAACCTCAGGTGAACTTTGCTGATCCCGGAAGGGATCAATGGGCAGATTTACAACTCCGTCTCCGCACTGTGAGGGCACGATAATGTGCGTTATTCTGGATATTCAGCCCGGTGCTACGATCCCGGACGATGCGTTTGAAACAGCTTGTGACATCAACAAGCACGGTTACGGTCTAGCTTTTATCGACAAAGGCCGTCTCAAGATCGAAAGGAAGATTTCGGAGAAAAACGACCCTGACGAAATCGCCAAGAAGCTCAAGAAGTATAATAAACACAGGGTTTTCTTGCATCTAAGACACGCCACGGTCGGTAAGATCAACGAGGCTAACTCCCACCCGTTTGTCACCCTTAAAGGGGCCGACGGTCTTGATCTGTGTATGATGCACAACGGTACGATGTACGAGTACCAACCCCCGGCTAAGCTTGTTGAAACCATGGGGATATCGGATACTCATTGGTACAACGAAACGTTCTTAATACCGCTGGCCGAGAGGATGGTTAAGCACTCTGGAGTTAATCTTCTCAAGGATGCATTCTTTAGCAAACTCGTTCATAAGAGTTTCCTTGGTTGGTCAGTCTTGCTTCTTTTTGACAACCAAGGAAACGTAATCCGGGTTAACGGAGAAAGAGGTAAGGAGTTCGACGGCTATTGGGCGAGTAACGATTATTCGTTCAATACAAACCATCAACGGTCTTCGATTAGGACTTACGCCCGAAAAGACCCATGGTATGACGATGATCCGAATAAACTCTTTCAGACCTCTGCGCCGTATGTTCGTAACCACGGCGGCGGTGCGCTTCTGCCGGTCTCTAGGACCCCAATTATAACTCCACAAGACAAAGAAATCTGGGCTGAGTGGGATAAGTACGACACCCAGTGTAAATTGATCGCTGAGCAAGATGAACTCCAGCGACCCAATGCTGGCAGCGACAGACTAGCATCGCCAGAACGTCGGCGGTACGAGATCAAACGTGTCTCAGACACACTTAAAGAAAAATGGAAGCTAACGGAGAAAAGTATGACAAAAGCTGCTACCGGTGTCCTGCTTAAGCTCGACAAGGACAGAATGTCTTTCGCAACTCTTGCAGGGATCAAGGATATCTCAGAAGTTTTGAGGTTGTCGAAAGAAGATTTCACCGATTTGTGTGATAACTTCCCGTTGGCTATGGCGGAATGTTTCGTTGACATGGCTGCTGAATTGCAGCGGTGCAAAGAGCTTATTAAATTCAGTGAGGCTCCGAAGCACCCGAGGGCAATGTAATGCCCGTGGCTACTCGGTTTCCCATAAGTCTGTCTTCATTCTTGAAGTGCAGGCTCGAAGATAATGTTTACTCGCCTGATCTCGTTGAGCTACAATACAAATTCGAGACTGTGCCAGTCTTTATTTATGGTACAGAGAAAGGCAAGTTCCAAGATCATCTGATCTTGAGGGACTCCAAGCTTGTCGGCTACGGGTTTACGACCAACCCAACATTCTTGATGTACAAACATAAGAAGGAAGGCCAGCCTGTTGTTCTGAGCAGTCCAGCAGACCCTAGGTCCGCCCGTGTCCAAGGTGAAGTCTGGAGCATGAAGGTAGAGAACCTTCCGAACCTTGACGGATGGTTCCAAAATGGTTTCTTCCATACTCGGAGGAAGCGGGTAATTCAGTACTTTAGTAAAGCCGTGAAAGACAAGAAGGATAAGCAATTTTTTGTCACGGATTGCTTCATGTACGAGGCTACTCCACGGGTGCGAGAAATGGATAACGCTTACCTCGAACTCCAGCCTGTGATCGACTTACCTGAAAGTAAACCATATTACTCATGGCGTAAATGTGACGACGATGCTGTGTTGAAAGGATCATCGTAATGTTTGTCGTAAGACCGAAAGGTATTCGAGGAACGCCGCATTCGTTGGCTATGGCTCTGGGTGGGCAAACTAGGTTCTACCCTAATCCGAAACACTCCCGCCCGTTCTCTTACCGGCGTGACTTTTTTATGACGCCTGTGGCTCCGCAGCATGTCACAGACGCTCCTGCTGGCTACGGAACGCTGTACAACTTCTTGACAAGGAATAAGTATGGACAACGTAAGACACTTGAAAGCCACGGCATCCCAGTTCCTCGCTTGGCGGCAGACGCAGAAGCGGCTCGAACTCTTACAGGGACCGAGTTTGTCGTTAGACCCCTTCGACATTCCCGAGGCGTCGGCTACAGAGTTACAAATGACAGACTTGACTTCGCTCCCGGAACGGAGTATATTTCGGAACTCTACGCTAAGCGACGAGAGTACCGAGTCATATTCGTTTTTGGCAACCCCTTGATTTGGCTGCGGAAAAAGCCGGGAGAAGGCGTCGATTACACCCAACCATGGGGACACCACAATGGTTCATTTTTTCAGACTATTAACGATATTCCTCGATGCAAGCTGTCTGGGAATGGTATTGATGTTGTTCCCCGCCTTGTGGCTTGCCCCGTTGTTCGGGCTGCACATATTGTTGCTGCTGATATCTTGTATAGTTCTAAGGCTGAGCATCAAGCCGTGGTCTTGGAACTAAACGCTTGTCCGTCGCTGTACATCGAAGCCAATCAAGCAAAGGTAGTAGAAGCTATCCGCGCCAGAACTTAAATCAGAAAGAAAAAGAAGCATGGCAAAACATGACCGTTGCGTTATCTGTGACTACTCCGAAGCCGAAGGCTCAAGCATCGGGGGCGTAGGCCCCGGCCATAACGGCAGAGTTCGGAGACACGGCCCTAACGAGTACTGCGATGTTTGTCTAGCAGCCGTCGGAATGACGTTGGCTGATTACGCCGCAGAAGACGAGCCAGCTAAGAATGAGTAAATGGGTCCAGACCCATCTGCCTTGTCCTGAGTGTCCTAGTACCGATGCTTACTCCATAGACAAGGATGGGGTAGGTTTTTGTTTTTCGTGTAATAAACCCTTCGGAAAGAAAGGGAATGAGTTGTCAGAAGATACAACGTATACGTATGAGTACCTACCTCGCCGTGGGATCACCAAAGAAACCCATGAGTTCTTTGGTGTTCTAACCCAGATTAACGACAAAGGTGTTCCTGTCTCTGTAGCATACCCTTATGCTAACGGGTCTACCAAAGTCAGAACTCTTAATCCTAAAGGTTTCTTTAGCCGTGGGGCAATGTCGGAGGCTTCGGGGTGGGCTGCTGAGAAGTTCCCAGCGGGGTCCGCAAAAGCTATTACTATCACGGAAGGTGAAGACGATGCTATGTCGGTGTGGCAAATGCTCGGACGATATCCGGTTTATTCGGTCAGGTCAGCGACTTCTGCTGTCGCAGATGTACGCCGAGATTTTGATAAGCTTAACTCGTTTGAGAAAATCTATCTTGCGTTAGACAATGACAACCCCGGTAAAAAAGCTACTCAAGAGCTAGCTGCTATTTTTGGCTTTCAAAAGGTGTACCATGTCAAACTCGCGCCGTACAAAGACGCCCATGATTTCTTGGAAGCCGGAAAAATCACAGAGTTCCGAAATAGCTGGTACAACGCCGGGCGATTTCTTCCGGAAGGGATCAAGAGTTCATTTTCCGATATCGACGGCATCCTTGATCGTGCTTCCAAAGAACCTGGAGTATCTTGGCCTTTCCCCACCCTTACCGCATTAACAGGAGGACTGAAACGTGGCAGAGCCTACCTCATATCTGGCCTTGAAGGTATCGGTAAAACCGAGTTGTTTCACGCAACAGAGTTCCATCTTGCGAAGAATGACCCTGACGCCAACATCGGTATCCTACACTTCGAGGAACCAACCGAAGACACGATCAAAAAGCAAGCCGGATATGAACTCCGAGTTCCAGCCCATGCTGACGACAGTAACATTTCAATTGAAGAGATCAAGGCGGCGTTTAGAAAGGTTGCTGGAAGGGAAGACCGCATCCATTTTCTTGAGCACTATGGCTCCGAAGAACCTGACGTTATTCTTTCAAAAATCAGGTTCCTCGTTGCAGCTTGCCAATGTAAGTATATCTTCCTAGATAATATCACGGTTCTTACTACAGGGAGAATGCAAGACAGCGCAACCAAAGAACTCGACTGGCTTAGTACACGGCTGGTTATGTTAGCTAAAGAATTACGGTTTGTTCTCGTTGTTATAAGTCACGAAAATGACAACGAACAAACCCGTGGTAGCCATAACATCAGCAAGGTCTTCGATGTTTGGGTCAACCTGAAACGCAATCTCAAGTCGGATAACGAGTACCTCCGACGGGTAATTTACGCTACGATCTTCAAAAACCGTCAGTCGTGGAAAACGGGACCGGCTGGCAGATTTATCTATGACCCGGCAACGTCTGTGTTATCAGAAATCAACGGAGACTTACCTACATGAATAAGTTTTTTAGTGTCGTTTCTTGCGGAGTCCATGAACTCAGTGGACTAGGGTTGCAAACTTGGCTTAAGGAAGAAGATGTAAAACCACACGGCCAGTACTTGGAGCGTAGTTTGGAGTTCATACAGAAACGTGGGTTCTTCCGGGTCATGGAGAGTTTTCTTGCTCCAGTGGTTCAATCGCACATCGCAAACCATCAAACCGGACACTTGGAACCTCAAACGGCGGAGCAGCTCCGAAATAGCGCGCAGAAACGGAGTTGTGCTTTCTACGTGTACTCTGATCCCGTTTGTTTCGGAGCAGCATCAAACGGGGAAACCTTTACACGGCTGATCCGGGAGCATAATTTAGGTGAAGTCATTGAGACGCCGACACCACGAGTAAACCCGAATAGCCGAAACCCGATCAAGGTGTATGTGTGGGCACACGACAGTAAAGCTATCGCTGCATGGGTTAAAGCTGAAACCGTTAAGGTCAAAGCTGAGATCGAAGCTGAGAGGCCCGAAGTCAAATCTGTGGCTAAAGTTAAGGAAAACTCCAATCGTGCAAAGCTGCCTGCGGATGACATTATCGAGTATAAGCACAGCACTCGCACAGACTTTACCGAACAAGCTGGTCGTCGGCGTCAGCCGAGTATCCGGACAGTGACAATCTGATGAAATTCCGTTGCGGGCTGACACGTAAAAAATGGTATGACAAAGTAACTCATTGGCATCGATGGTTTGCTTGGCGACCTGTCAAAGTAGGTAATTGTGATTGTCGGTGGCTTGAATACGTCGAACGCAAAATCAATTGGGACAAATATTACGATGGGACAGAAACCGAATATAGACCGCTGCAACTTTCCTAACTGTAACTGCCACTTCGGATACCAAGAAGAGGGCAAGGATAGTTGCCCTCAGAAGTTTGGTCGGTGTACTGCTTTTTGTGATTGTGAAAAGGCAGAAGACTGTCAACACAATTCACAGTACTACCTCCGCAAACGTTAAGGAGATTATGATGTACGGAGCAAGTAGTTGTAATATGTCGTGTGGCGTCCTGATGCTGCACAATCTTTCGGGGACAGACCCAAAAGATGGTTTGAAATGGCTGTTCGTGCCGGAAAAGCCGCCGAAGGTTGTGTCTAAGTACGCAGTATCGAACAGACCAGCACAGCCAAAACGGTATACGTTCTATACTTTCTCGGATAACACGAATAACAAAAGTGGAATTCAATTAGCTGAGTTTATTCGCAAGAATGATCTCGGCGACGTAATCGAAACGAAGCCGACACCTAACGTCGTGTACCCAGAAGGAGGCCGTCGGATTATCCAAGTCTGGGTATGGACGCCTGACTACCCGAAACTTGATGCTTTCCTCGAAACCATAAAGGACGAATAAGATGCAGACTGACACAACTAGTATTTCTTGTGGTGTTCACCAGCTTTTCAGCTTAGGAGGTATTACGGCTCAAGACCTCCGCATCCTCCGCCGGAATTACAACTACTCAGCAATGTTTGTGTTCTCGGATGCAGTTTACCGAGGGAACGGTAGAAAAGTAGCCGGTCTTATCCGTAAACATAATCTCGGATCGGTTCACGCTTCCAAGGTTGTTCGTAACCCCGGTTCTGGTAACGATATCCAGACTTGGATTTGGGTTACTTACCCGAAGAAGGCTAAGAAAGTTAAGGCCAAAGTCAAGGCTAAGAAGGTGAAGTCCAAGAAGGCTAAGGCAAAGTAATGTGCTTCCATCATAACCATGCCCACGCTGCCCGGATCAAAGACCTAGAAGACACGGTAACCCGTCTAGGTCGGCTCTTGGGTGAAGCTAGAGATCGGGTAGAGCAACAAGAGGGTCAAATTAATGCGTACCGGAGAGCGGCGATGAATTCGGACAAGGACGATGCCAAATGACTTCCTCCCCCTCCCAATTAGTACCGGTAGAGCCGACAGAGGCTTGGTCCTGCGGAATATGCAACGACAGCGACGTACCGGAAAAGTTCCGCGTGTTCGGCCTCTGCTATATCTGCGCGGCGCATCGGTCCATCGGACGGCGTGACCATAAAATTAGACTGCTGGAAGCGCAGATCGCCTCCCTCGCCATTTCCTCACAGGGGGTGGGACCGAGTGAGAATGAAATATCAGCCACTCTGTGTGACGTGTTCCTTGCTGGCGGCAGCTTCGATCAACAGGCCCGCACCCTCCAATCTCTCTATGACAAGTCTCTCTATGACAAGTATGGGAGGAGGAAATGAGTGATATTGTTGAAATGCTGTCGAAAAGGCAGAACGACTTTTGCGACTGCGGGAAAGAGGCGTTTCCAGAATATTCTACTCATGCGGACAACTGTTTGGGCAATGCATTTAAAGAAGCCGCCGACGAAATCTCCCGCCTCCGCTCCGAGCTTTCCACCGCACGGGAAATGGAGCAGCACTGGCGAGATAAGTACGGTTCTACAAGATGAAATACCAGATTTCTCCAAAATTCCAATGGCTTCCTTGGAAAAGTTCTTTACTAGACGAGACTTGTCCACCACCCGGGCAAAGGGCGGTCTACTTAAATTTTGCTGGTTGGTTGTGGTGGCAGTTTAACTGGTACAGTATGAAGTATTGGGATTGACAAAAATCTCAATCTATGAGATACTAAGAGTAGGATTAACCTACCTAGAGGTACACGTTGGACGTTATTTGTGACATAGAAACAGACGGCCTTAACGCTACCCAAATTTGGGTTATTGTTTGTAAAGAAATAGAAAAAGGAACAGTCAATGTTTTCCACCCTTTTGAAGAAGCTTCACTCGCTGCTTTCCGACAGTACGCACAAGGTATTGATCTTTGGATCGGACACAACTTTATCAGCTTTGACGGGCCTACGATTTCCCGTCTCCTTGGTATTCCTATTGATCCTATTCGTATCTGCGATACCCTTGTCCTTAGTCGCCTTATTGACGCAGATCGCCCTACGGGTCACTCCCTTGAAAGCTGGGGAGAGCACTTCGGACACAGGAAGCAACACGCAGACATAGAGGATTGGAGTCAGTACACAAAGGAATTAGAGGAAAGGTGTTTAAGTGACGTAGAGATTAACTTCCTATTGTATAATCACTTTAGGAAGTATCTCCTAAGTCCTACGTGGCAAGACGCCATTGCCACAGAACACTTCATAGCACACCACTGTGACACTTTGTCGCAGAATGGCTTTGCCTTTGATTACCCTAAGAGTATTCTTCTAAAGGATACTATAGATACAGAACTACTAAGAATAGACAAGGTACTAAAGGATATATTCTTACCAAAGGTATCTTTAGTTAAACACGTGATACCACGTGGTACCAAGCATGGGACTATAAACAAACAATCAATACCCCGTGTCCTTGGTCCAGACTTCTCCCCCTACACGATAGACGCCCCGTTTAGTTTAATCGAGTATGTGTCCTTCAATCCAGCTAGTGCCCCTCAACGTGTCGAAAGGCTCAATGAAGCTGGCTGGAAGCCCTACGAAAAGACAAAAGGACACAAAGAAGCTGAAAGGGAGTTAAATCAACTACGAAGGAAGCGCCGTAAAGGCACAGAAGACCACGAAGCAATCAAAAGCCTAGAGGAAAGGCTCAAGAAATATCTCGTATACGGCTGGACTGTATCAGAAGGCAATCTAGCCACTCTCCCCCCTGACGCACCGGAAGGTTCTAGAAAGCTCGCCCGTAGGCTTTTGCTGGCTAGCCGTAGTTCCACCCTCCAACAGTGGATAAACGCCTCACGGCCCGTCTCTGAGCCTTTAGGGGGTGTCCCAGAGAAAGACTATACTCCAGAATGGAGGATACATGGCAGCTTTAACCATATCGGTGCTTGGACCCACCGTATGTCTCACGACCGACCCAATATGGGCAACGTTCCTAAATACAACGAAAAGCGCCCTGAGACTACACCCTACTCCGATGAAATGCGAAGTCTGTGGAAGGCAGGGAAGGGTAGGTTGCTCGTTGGGGTCGACGCTGAGAGCATCCAGCTTCGCATCCTTGCCCACTACATCGATGATGCAGAGTTCACAGCCAGTCTAGTATCAGGAAACAAAGAAGATGGGACAGACCCACACTCAGTTAATCGAAACGCTCTCGGCCCTCCTTGCAAGTCAAGAGACGATGCTAAGACTTTTATCTATGCGTGGCTGCTCGGGGCCGGACTTGGACAAGTTGCGCATATCCTTGTATGCTCAAAAGAAGAAGCTAAGGAAGCTGACACGAATTTCCTTGACAGATACCCCGGATTAAGGTATATTAAGGATAAGGTAGCCCCGGTTGACGCAGAGCGGGGGTACTTCCAAGGCTTCGATGGCCGGTACGTGCGTATCTTTGGCGAGGACACAAACCAAAAGAAACACCTTGCCTTAGCTGGTTATCTCCAAAATGGAGAAGCCGTCATTATGAAGCGAGCCGTCCAGATTTGGTACCCCAAGCTGATTAAAGAGAAGGTACCGTTCTGGTGGGTTAACTTCGTCCACGATGAATGGCAGACTGAAACAATCAACGATATGGACGTAGCTAAGTACATTGCTGAAACTCAAGCGGATGCTATTAGACAAGTGGGTGTCGATCTTAAGCTTCGTTGCCCTATGGCTGGTAGCATCCTTAATGCTCATGGCAGACTTGCCATAGGAGACAACTGGATGGTTACTCATTGAAAGCCCATATCATAGACTTTCGAATGGATGAAGCTGTTTTGATTGATGAACCCCAACTAATTGGTCTGGAACACAAGGACTTGCTCCATTTCTTTCGAGACTTCTGGTACGAAGGGAATGACCAGAGCTATCCAATGCAGCGGGGATGGTTTTTTCATGATGAAACAAGTCATTTTATCGGGCCGTATATTTCTGCTCAAGACGCTAATCAAGCAGCCTCGGACTATATCAAGTGGTTAAAAGGTGAAGGAACTAAAGTTGAAAGCATTTAGAGTTGACTTCGAGTACACGGATCGGGCGTTCCTACATATCGTGGCGGAAGACCAAGATGCTGCTGGCACAGGTGCTTTGCAGATGTTGAAGACGGTTAACAAGCCGGTTATTACAAGTATTACGGAAGTAGATGAAGAAGTTGAAGATACTGAAAACCTTTCAGCTTCGGTTAAACCTACCACCCTCAACTAAGATCAGCCAGATAAACTGGCGAAGATAGGACAGACAATGGCTACCAAAGATTATTTCCTTAAAGGCACGGTTAGTTGGCTCCGGTCGAAGCCTAACCAATGGGGTAATTACACTGTGAATTTCTACCCCGCTGATGGTACTGTGCGTTCTCAGGTCCGTGAAAGCGGCATTAAGAACAAGATGAAAGAAGACGACTCCGGCTTGCACTACACGTTTAAAACGGGTGGGGACAAGTTCGTAGTTACTGATGAAGCCGGTAACCCGATTACGGCTATGGTTGGTAACGGCTCTAGTGTCGTCCTTAAACTGACTGTAGAGACGTTTGAGAGTGCCCACGGGCCTAACGCCCGGAGTGTTGTAGACAGTATCGTTGTGACTAATCTAATCGTGTACGAACCTAAGAAGGATGAAGCTGGCAAGTCTGAGTTGCCGGTGTAATGGTTAGCCGCTGTGGTGTTAACGGTAGCATAAGAGGTTTGTATCTTTGAGGTCTAGGTTCGACTCCTAGCAGCGGCTCCATTTAAGGAAGTATAGTGAAATCCATTGAAACTCTTGTTCAAGATATTCGTAATCGCATTAGTAGTGCCGATCCTTTTGATCCTGAGGTTGTTAAGACTTTCTCTGACAGCCTTGCTGCGATGCTCGCAAGCAGACTCGCAGAAACCCACGGAACCCCCAGTCTCAGACTTTCAAATCTTGGTACTCCTGATCGTAAGCTGTGGTATTCTATCAATCGCCCTGAGTCAGCGGAACGCCTGCCCCCATCAGCCCGGCTTAAATTCCTCTACGGCGATATCATCGAACACACCGTACTCTTCCTCGCCGCAGCCTCCGGCCATACCGTAGAATTCCAACAACGGGAAGTAGACCTTTATGGTGTACGTGGACATATTGATGCTGTTATTGACGGTGAACTCGTTGACGTTAAGTCTGCTTCATCTTTTTCCTTCAAGAAGTTCCGAGATCATGGGCTGGAACGAGACGACCCGTTCGGGTATCGTACTCAGCTTAACGGGTACCTTCATGGTCTTACTCGCGATGTTAGCACAGTTCGTCCAGACAGGGCACATTTCCTAGCTGTAGATAAAACGTTAGGTCACATTTGTCTTGACACACACCCTAGGATTGAGGTAGACTATGAACAGATGGTCAGAGATAAGCGAGCAATGCTTGCTTGGCCCACTCCGCCTAGCCGTTGTTATTCTGATGTGCCTGATGGGAAGTCTGGTAACAGGAAGCTTGATCTACCTTGCTCATACTGCTCATTCAAAGCTACTTGCTGGCCCGGCTTGCGAGTTTTCCAGTACTCTAACCGTCCCGTGTTTCTAACGGCAGTAAAGAAGCAGCCCCAAGTTGACGAAATCACACTCGAAGAAGCGCAGGAAGATTAATGGGCAGCATCCGAGACAAACTTCTAGACGAAATGTACGACGACTTTGCCCAAGCAAGAAAACTTCGGCCAGAGAGAGACACTTACAAAGGTTCTACGGCATTGGTGAAGAACAATACCTTCAATTACTTTCCAAACAAAACGGAAATTGCGGAGTATGTCTCAGGCCGCATACGGAGTTCAAAACCAAACTCGCGGTTGACCATAATCATCGAACCGGCGAGATCAGGGGGCTTCTGTGCATCCACTGCAACCGTTACGTTATCGGAAGACGGGTTGATCCAGAAATCTTCTACAGGGCTGGACGTTACTTAGACGCAGGGCATACTGGTTGGTTTGTCCCTGAAAAGCGCCCCATAAGAAGGCGCAGGAAGAAGAAGCGTTGACAGCAAAAATCGCCTTACTAGATATCGAGACGGCACCCAACCTCGGCTACACATGGGGTAAGTGGGAACAGAACGTCATAGCTTTCGAGCGCCAGTGGTTTATGCTGAGTTACGCTTGGAAGTGGCTAGAAGCTCCCGAGATTTATTGTAAAGGGCTTAATGATTACAAAGATTATTCTAAAGACCCTTACTCAGATCGTAGGCTACTTCAAGATTTGTGGCAAGTCTTCGATGAAGCTGATATCATTGTCGCCCATAACGGCGACGCCTTCGACGTAAAGAAAAGTAATGCACGTTTCATTATACACGATTTACTGCCTCCATCGACATACAAAACCTTCGACACACTCAAAGCGGCGAAGAAGCATTTTAAGTTCGAGAGCAATAAACTCGGCGATCTTGGAGAGTACCTCGAAGTCGGGTCTAAGCTACCCCATACTGGCTTTTCAGTTTGGAAAGGATGTATGGCAGGGGACGAAGCTAGTTGGAAGACACTTAAAGAATACAATATCCAAGATGTCCTCCTTCTAGAACGTGTGTATCTTAAACTCCGTCCGTGGGCTGTAGGCCATCCTAATCTTACTATCTACGGCGATAAAGAAGGGTGCCATACGTGTGGCAGCCATAATGTCCAACGGCGTGGGTTTAACTACGCCAAAGTCCAGACGAGGCAACGATGGCGTTGTAACGATTGTGGTTCGTGGTACTCTGGTAAAATTGAAAAGATCAAGACATGACAGTATACGATCCCCTAGAAGATAGGGTCGAGCATCTGCTACAAACATACACTCTAGAGGAAATCCTAGAGTTGGCGGGGATAGAGCAATCTGAGGTTCTGTACCGTCTTATAGCTGATGGCATTATAGAGCTACCAGAGGTAGAACCACTATGAAAAAATACAAAGAATTAGATTTAGTGTACAGTCACGTTTATCAAGCTTTGACTTTGTATCTTCGGTCTTTGTCTTTAATACACGATTATGAAGAAGTCGTTGAGTCCATAGACAACGACCATGATTTTACTGTAATCATAACAAAGGTGGAAAAGGAATGAATGTTATTAAATCCCTGCTTATCGGTTTTGGATTGCTTGCTATGGTCGCGAATGCAAGTGCAGCAGAAAAAATCCAATGGCATCCGGGCGGCAGTCTTGTTGAACACATTGAGAAGTACAACGCCGCTAGAAACGCCGAGTCAAAGTTTGAACTCGACGGTATGTGTATTTCAGCGTGTACGTTGATTACAGGTCTAATCGAGCCAGAGAATATCTGCGCTACCGAGCGGGGCTGGCTTGCTTTTCATTCCCCGTTCTTTGTGACACCTTTTGGCAACGTCCACTCACCTGACGCTACTAGGCTTCTGTGGCGGCTGTATCCTGATTGGCTTCAAGACATGCTTAAAGAGCAGGGGTGGGATGGCTCAAATGGGGATCGTCAAGCCGATTTGATTTACCTGAAAGCTGACAGAATTTACCTTCTGTGTAAGAGTAAAAAATAATGACAAAGAAGAAACGAGACTACAGTTACGACACGGCTTATGAGAATAGGCCGGAACAAGTAAAAAATCGAATGTCCCGTAACAAAGCCCGTGCTGCCGCAGTTCGCGCTGGCAAGGCTCGTAAGGGTGACGGTAAGGACGTAGACCACAAAGACGGCAACCCGAGGAATAATAAGAAAAAGAACCTCCGGGTGATTAGCAAGAGTAAGAACCGAGCGAAACACTAATGACTGTAGAAGAACTTCTCACGGCTCTTCCTAAGAAGATTAAGGTCGGTACACTTACGTACTCCATAGTGATCGTCCCTGATCTTAAGGACGAGCATGGAGAGCGTTGTGCTGGTCTATGCTCTTACGAGAAGCAAACGGTAGAACTCGAAGCTGAGGCTCCGTCGTGTGAGTTTGCTGTAGACACATTGATCCATGAGCTTTGCCACGCTATGTGGTCGGAGCGGAAGCTTAAGAAACGGGCAGACGAAGAAACCGTAGTCGAAGCTTTTGGTACGGCTTTAGTAGCCTTATTTCAAGACAATCCTAAGCTGATTAATTGGATTAAGAAAGGTCTTACAGACCGTAAGAAGGGTTTGAAGTGAAAGCCAGTAAACTCCTAGACCTTCTGCCTAAGACTGTGTTTATTGGAGGACATAAGTTTCGGTTACAAGTACTCGATGAAGACCTGTACGTTGGAACCCAGTTGGTCTTAGGTATGTTCTCTCCTGTTGACAGTACGATTGCTCTTGCCAGACCAAGACTAGAAACTAGGGTCGCATCCTGTGTCGTAGAAACCTTTTTACACGAACTCGTACATGCGGCTTACTGGCTGCATGATATCGACGACACTGACCCTCAAGAAAAAACAGTAGAAGGCGTGTCGCAAGGACTGGTTACAATCTTAGCTGCTAATCCTTGGTTAACTTCGTGGATTAATAAAGGCTTGAAGTAATGGAGATTATTCTTTTAGGTGGCGGTATTATTCTAGCATTGTATTTGCTGTATAGGTTTCAGTAATGCCTTATGTGAAACAAGAAGAGCGCGAGTACCTCGGTTGGCCGTTGGAACAAAGCTCAGAAAACGGCGGTCAGCTTAACTTTCAAATCACTCAGTTGATTTTGGATTACTACAATCGGAACGGTCAGCGTTATCAACAGATTAATGATGTTCTAGGTGCCCTTGAAGGGGCTAAGCTAGAGTTCTACAGGCGTGTAGCAGCGCCTTACGAAGACAAGAAAATTAAAGAAAATGGAGATGTCTTTTGACCCCTGAACAGAAAACTCAAATCCGGTTTAACCTCGTCGCCACGTTGGCTGCGACTAAGACTATTGACGAGATCGACGCTCTAGTAGAGTATATCGAACACGGCAAGGGTGGTAAGAAGACGATCTTGCCTGTGTCGTCTTTTGAGGTTCAGAAAGTTAATTAATGCGGAGTATTTATCTTATAGGGAGCCTCCGTAACCCGGAGGTTCCTAAGCTTGGTAACAAGCTGCGGGCTATTGGTTGGGAGGCTTTCGATGATTGGTACGGAGCAGGACACGAAGCAGACGATGAATGGCAGAAGTACGAGAACCTCCGTGGTAGAACGTACAAGGAAGCTTTGAATGGTGCAGCGGCTCGTCATGTTTTTGCTTTTGACCAGTTTCATCTTAGCCGTGTTAATGCTGCCGTTCTCGTCCTTCCTGCCGGGAAATCTGGCCATCTGGAATTTGGGTACGCTGTGGGTCTTGGCAAGCCTGCTTATATCCTCTTTGATACTGTGCCAGAACGATACGACGTAATGTACAATTTTGCTACTGACGTATTCTTTTCACAAAAGGAATTTTTGGAGGCTTTGAAGTGAAATGCCGCTGTGGACAGCCTGTTGAAGTCAAGTGGACTGTAAACGGCAGTAAAACAGAACGTCAAGAACACTTTTTGTGCGGGTCTTGTATGTCTACGATTTGGTCACAGGTTAACCAAAATTATAGTGGTTCTGCTGCTCAACAACAATCAACATTTGAGGAGTACAGATGAAGATTTACCTCGCCGGACCCATGAGAGGGATACCGGAGTTTAACTTCCCGGCGTTTTACGCCGCTGCTGCTGAACTTCGTAAAGCTGGTCACTTTGTTTTCAACCCTGCTGAACGAGACAATGAGAAGCATGGTACTGATATCAGTAAGGGAAACGCTACGGGTGATGAAAGCGTTGCTGCATCCCAACATGGCTTCAATCTTAGAGAAGCACTGGGGGCTGACCTTGCGTTTATCTGCGCACACGCCGACGCTATTGCTTTGCTCCCCGGATGGGAAAATTCAAAAGGTGCTAACGCTGAACGCGCTACGGCAGTTGCTCTCGGCTTGGAGGTAATCTACCTTGACCCCGAAAATTACTGTCGGTGAAAAATGGGTGAACCCTGTTACTGGTGAAGTCTATGTTTGGGACGGCCATCAATGGGTCGGCACAGGATTTTATCCTTACGGGATAGACCCCATGGGATTGGTAAATGGTTAAGTGGCTTCCGGGTGAGCATATCCTAGGTACAGACGTGATGGAGGTAGAGTTTTTGATTGAGCAGCTTCGAGAAAGCGACGACGTTACCAAAGGCGGTGTCAAGTTTGATGCCGGTAAAGTCTCTTACGCTTTGATCCCTTGGGTTGCTGTCAAAGCAGTAGCCCAAGTCCTTAACTACGGTGCCAAGAAGTACGCCCCAAGGAATTGGGAACTCGGTATGGATTGGAGCCGTCCTTACGATGGTGCTGTCCGGCACCTAACAGCATGGTGGGAAGGTGAAAACAAAGACCCCGATACAGGTATGTCCCACTTGTGGCACGCCGCTACCAATCTCTTCTTCCTTATCTTCTACGAAGCCAAAGGAAGAGGTACAGACGACAGACCACGAACTGACAGCCCGGCTAAGTAGCCATAACGCGATATTCAAATGAAAATTAGATGGTACAGAACTGTTCGTATTAAAAAAGGTTGGTGGCTCACCACAAAACGAAGCTCTATTCGGTTAGAAGCTTTCGACGAACTCACTGAATTGTGGAAGCCCGTTCCAACCATTGACGAAATCATCGAAGAGTAAAGAAAAAGGGGGCCGCGAGGCCCCCTAATCTTTTGGAGTAGTAATGGATTTATTTATTCAGGTTTTGGCGTCTGCCCTGACCCTTCTCGGGATATGGTATCTATCTCGGGGGGTGACACGACAGGGGAACCTTGTGTCTCTGATCGCTCAGGTTCCTTGGGTGATACTGATACTTCGTCAGGAGCTTTGGGGGCTTCTGCTTTTGGAAGTGCCTTTGACTTTGCTTTATATCGGTGCCAGCTATAGAGAGCTACGGCTATGGCTACGGGAACTGCGAGATACCAGTGTTCGCCGAGCCATACTCCGAGAGCACCAACGGCTCCAAGAACGCCACCAAGCAATGCGTGATCGGGCTTAGATGGATTTGGTTTTGTACCCGGTACTGGTTGTCCTTGTGGTTTACTTGGTTGTGGTTTTGGTGTCTCAGGTTGCGAAGAAGGTAGACCGGGACGACCGAGGCGTATGGTAGAGTCCAGTGTCATCAAGGCAAGCAAGATAGCAGCACACCCAAATTGGGTGTCACGGACATTAGGATCATAAACATGATCGGCTACGTACTTCCCGCCTCCGGCGTCATTGTCACTGGCATAATCTTTGTAGTGGTTCGTATGGGACCAGAGATAAGGGGACGGTACGCCCTTGTTTCGGTAGCCAAACCCATTAAAACGTTCGCATTCAAACCAAAATCTACCGACGTTCCACTCGACTTTTTGATCGAGCTGTTTAATTCTCAGGGCGTCGATAGCAGCGTCCTCCCACGTATCGAAGGGGCCACGGCCCGCTGGCACGAGTTTCGTTTTCCTTCCAGTACCTATGATCTTCTCGCCATTATGGAGGACACCCGAGAAGTCACCTGAACTTTCACGGTTGTGACACACAGCGATCCAGTACC